AAAACGCTTGCAGAATTGGCGGGTATGGGCTGCATTTCCCTCTATGATGTTGACGGGGAATCCTACTTCTACTTCCCAAACTGGGGCGAACACCAGCGGATTCAAACGAAGAAATCAAAGTTTCCTGCGCCTGATTGCTGCAATTCACGGTTACTCACGGTGACTCACGGTGGTCCACCGCCTGAATCCGAATCCGAATCCAAATCCAATACCCCCCCTACCCCCCCTGGGGGGCGGCGTGCGCCCTCTCTGCCGAAATATCAGCCGGACTGGTTTGACCGGTTCTGGTCGATTTACCCACGCAAGACCAACCGGGTCCAGGCGGTAAAGGCGTGGGACAAGCTGAAACCGGACCTGGCTTTGTGCAAAGTAATGGCTGAGGCGATCCGCTCCCAAATGAAGTCGCAGCAGTGGCAGGACCCGCAGCATATCCCACATCCGTCCACCTGGCTGAACGGACGCCGCTGGGATGATGAGCTGCCGGATGAGGCAAGAGAAACCGGGCAGCAGGCTGCGCGTCGCGGACGGATTGCCTTGGATGAAAACGGGGAGGAGGTGGCGGTCTTTGAGCCAGTACCGTCTCCCTGAGAACGCCGAGGGCGCAATCGTGGGTTGTGTGCTGCTCTGCCCGGAGGTCCGACCGGAGGTTGCCCGGCTGATTTCAGAATCCGACTTCGTCTCCCCTGCCTTTGGCGCGATGTTCGCGGCGGCTATGGAGCTGGAGGAACCGGACAGCGTTGTGTTTCGGGAGAAGGTCAAGGCGCGGGGCTACGCCCTGCCCGACGGCTTCTTCAACGGACTGACAGAGGTAGCTGTCAACCGGTATAACGTGGAGTTGTACGCCAAACTGCTGCGGGAGAGTTCCCAGCGGCGGCAGCTGCTGGATCTGGCCCGCCAGCTGGAGGACGCTGCGGCAGCAGAAGAAGAGCCAGCCGAAATGATTACAGCCGCAGCATCCAGACTGGCAGAGATTGACCGCGGCAATACCGCTTCTGAGATCGCCGCCCCTGATGATTCTTTGCGGGCATTCTGGGAGCACAGGAAGCGTGTGGAGAGCGGTAAGGGCGCGGTCCCTACCGGCTTCGCCCCGCTGGACAACATCCTTGGCGGCGGTATGCTGCGCTCCGGACTGTACATATTGGCCGCACGGCCTGGCATGGGCAAAACAACCGTTGGCCTGCAATTCGCTGACCACATTGCCGCTGCGATGGGGCCGGTGCTGTTCGTGTCGCTGGAAATGAGCCTGGAGCAGATCGAAGGAAAGCGTCTGGCACGCATGACCGGGATCCCCTCCAACGACATTTTGCTGGGGGATGGACGGAATCTGGATTACCGGAAAATCAGGTCATCCGCCGATGCGTTGAAGAAAATGCCGGTCTATATCAGCCGCGGTCCAACGGCAACCGTTTCGCAAATCCGGCGGATGGCTAAGCTGATCGGAAACCTGCAGTGCGTGGTGGTGGACTACCTGGGTAAGATCACCCCAAGAGATATCCGGGTTAGCCGGTACGAGGCCACCACAGCAATTTCCAATGATTTGAAAACCCTGGCTGTTGAACTGGGCGTACCGCTGCTGGCTTTGGCTCAGCTGAACCGAGAGAACACTGCCAGAAGCGATAAACGGCCCCAACTGTCCGATTTGCGGGACAGCGGGGCTATTGAGCAGGACGCCGACGGCGTGATTATGCTCCACCGCTCCGATTACTACGACACCGACGAGAATCCACTGGAAGCGTGGGAATCCGTTGAGCTGGAAATCCTGGTACGGAAAAACCGTCACGGCAGAATCGGTCGCTGTTCGGCGGGCTTCTTCCCTGCCACGGGGAAGATTATCAGGAGCGCGTAATGAGATTTGATTGTGAGGTGTTCGGGTGATAAGCATGACGATCCCAGGGAAACTGCCGGGCCTGAATGAGTACATAGCTCTGGAGCGTGCAAACCGCCATAAGGCCGCAAAGCTGAAGCGCGATACCGAGTGCCGGATTTCGCTGGCAGTCAAAGCCCAGCTGCGGGGTGTGCGGTTTCGTACGCCGGTGGTTATGCATTACACCTGGATAGAACCTGACCGGCGGCGGGATAAGGACAATGTCGCCTTTGCCAGAAAATTTGTGCAGGACGCTTTGGTGCGGTGCGGCGTACTGAAAAATGACGGCTGGGCGCAGGTCGAAAATTTTACGGATGCCTTTTCTGTGGATAAGAAAAATCCACGGGTAGAGGTCCGATTCGAGGAGGTAAAGCCGTGACCAGCAAAAAGGGTAAACGGCGGCGCGGACCCAGTAAGCCGCAGGGGATGACCTACATGGATACCGTCAGTACGTCTGCCAAAATGCACGATGACTGGATTGAAGCGGAGGTACAACGACGGTTAAAACAGCGCGTTCGGAATTTACAGCAAATTTGCATAGATTCCGCATACTTTGCGGCCAATGATGAATTTCACATGGGGCCGAGCCGCTGCTATGGATTTGGGCAGTCAATGGTGCAGTACATTCACGAGATTGCAACGCTTCTTGTGGAAGATGCTCAGCATGATCCAGAGGCGGTATACGCTAAAGCGAAGGTGGATGAACGGATGCAGAAAATTTGCGGCGATAAATTTCAGCCGTGGTAGGAGCGGTATAAGGGTGGATAAAGAACATGCGGCCATTACGCGGTTACAGGAAGCGTCTTCCATGTCGCTGCAAATCTACCGGCAGCCGTTGATCATAACGACTTCGGGCGGCAAGGATAGCAGTGTGTGCGTAGCATTGGCGGAGCGGGCCGGTATTCTGTTTGAGGTAATGCACAACCATACCACGGCTGATGCGCCGGAGACTGTCCGCTTTATTTGCAATGAGTTCCGCCGTTTAGAGGAAAAGGGAATCCAGTGCATTATCAATTACCCTGTTTACAAGGGTGAGCGGATATCCATGTGGAAACTGATCCCGCAAAAGCTTATGCCGCCAACACGTTGTGTACGGTATTGCTGCTCCATACTAAAAGAGACAGGCGGAACAGGCCGTTTTATTACGACTGGTGTTCGTTGGGCGGAATCTGTCAATCGAAATGGTCGTGGTATTTATGAAATACTATCAAATAAAAAAACCAACAGAATCATTTTAAACAATGATAATGATGATTGCCGCCGCCTGTTCGAAAATTGTCGTTTGAAAGCAAAACGTGTGTGTAATCCTATTATCGATTGGACAGATCGAGACGTTTGGGACTACATAGGAAGCGAACGCTTGACAATAAACCCACTATATCAATGTGGTTTTTATCGTGTTGGGTGCATCGGATGTCCACTAGCAGATACAAAATCTCGTAAAAGGGAGTTTGCACTTTATCCAAGATTCCAGAAAAACTATATAGTTGCATTTGACAGGATGCTTAAAGAGCGTCAGCGGCGTGGATTCCAAACCGAATGGGAAGATTCTAACGAATGTTTTCACTGGTGGATGGAGGACGGCGTATTGCCTGGCCAGATTTCGTTTTATGAGGAGGCACTATGACCAAAGATAAAATTATGGAGAACATGAGGCTTGAGATTTTATTCCGCGGGAAGCGGGTCGATAATGGACAGTGGGTGTATGGATGGTACTGCAAGTATGCATTTGGCAGATGGCCCATCAGAGCCTGCATTATTCCATCAGAGGAGGCGGAAAACGGATGCGTTGAGCATGTCGAGATTGACCCTGCAACTGTCAGCCAGTACATCAGCCTGACCGACAAGAACGGCGTGAAAATTTTTGATGGAGATATTCTAAAATCGGGATACGGATTATTTGTTGTCAAATATGGACATTGTGGCGGCGTTCAGAACGTGGAGCATGAAGTCGGGTATGTCGGATTTTATTTGAACCCTTGCGGGAAAGATGCGGAAAAACTTTTAAGCTATGGCATGAGAACAGATATTCTCTATTGGCTTAATTCACTAAAATTGGAGGTTTCCGGCAACATTTATGACAACCCGGAGCTTTTGGATAGAGGGGGGAGAAATCTATGACAAAAATTGAAGTTAGCGGGATGGTGTATGAGTTCAGCGAGGAATTTGGCTTAATAAATTTTTTGAAAGAGAATGCAGACCGCGTTTATGAAAGCTCTGATGCAAGCACAAACGTCTTGCCGCCCAACGCACCGCTGACCATGGAGGAGATGCGGGAAATGGGCAGGAGGCCCGTGTGGTTTCACTGGCTTCACAACGATCTTACAAAGACAGATATGTGGCGTGTAATTTCTGGTGTGTGTGAATTTACTGTTTACTTCACAGACGACAAAGGCAGCGGCATCATTAGAGACTACGGCAATACCTGGCTGGCTTACCGCCGCGAGCCGGAGGAGGCTGGAAAGGAAAAGGGGAAATTGATATGACGGATATCATGACGAAGATTGTAAGAAAAAAGATTGCGCTGTACGCACAGTTAAAGGAAATCAAGAGAGAGTCATACCGTCAAATCGTAGAGATTGAACAGGAGATTGCAGCTCTCGACAAGACGGTTGAAACGCTGAATGCTGCGGTTAAGGACTATATCTGTCCTACCTGCGCCGGTACCGGAAAGGAACGGTATATAGATGCCGCTGGGAGCCGGGACGAACGGACTTGCATGGCCTGTAAGGGTACGGGGGTGAAGGGAGGTGGTTCAGGTGGAGCACAAGGGTGACATCACGAAACTGAACGGGTACGAGCTGCCAGCCGTTGATGTAGTTATTGGCGGTTCACCTTGTTAGTCAGGACCTGTCTGTGGCTGGGAAACGGGCTGGCCTTGCCGGAGAGCGGAGCGGCCTGTTTATGGAGCAAATCAGAATCATTAAGGAAATGAGGGAGGCAGATGTACGAAGAGGCTGTCCAGGTAAGTTTATTCGGCCCCGATTCATGGTCTGGGAGCAGGTCCCAGGAGCATTCAGCTCCAACAAAGGGGAGGACTTCCGGATCGTCCTCGAAGAAATCATCAGGATCGCGGAGCCGGACGCGCCCGACGTTCCACTACCTGCAAAAGGAAAGTGGCCGCTGGCTGACTGCTGGATGGGGGACGGCTGGTCTGTCGCCTACAGAGTTCTCGACGCACAGTTTTGGGGAGTGCCCCAGCGTCGCCGTAGAATCGCGCTTGTCGCAGATTTTGGAGGACACGCCGCACCAGAAATACTCTTTGTCCGCCAAGGCGTGTATGGGGATACTGCGCAGGGCGGAACGGCGGGGGAAGAAACTGCCGCCGGAGCTGGAAAAGGCATTATGTGCGCAGATTGCGAGCAGAAATCTGGAGCAGGAAGCGTAGGGAATCAGGAGGAAACAGCGCCCGCATTTTCGGCGGCATACATACACCAAAATCAGTTGGGAGAGATTCGGATGGGGTCGGTAGCGGGTACTCTTAGCACAAATTCCAACGCCAGCGGGAGAAATGCGCCGCTTGTGTTCGACGCCAGAGGAAACGGAGACGGGAAAACCGTCTGTACGTTGACTGGGGACCACCAGAGCCGGGTCACGGACTACACAGCAATCGTTATGCGGCAGCATAATTTTGTGGAGTACCGGGAGGGCGTGGGAACGCTCACTTCGCGTAAATATTATACGGAACACCTTGTGGTGAGCGGACAAGTGCGACGCCTTACTCCGTTGGAATGTGAACGCCTCCAGGGTTATCCAGATGGGTGGACAGACATAGGGCCGTGGACAGACAGTGCCAGGAAGCTCCACAAAGAGAGCAGCGACAGCGCCAGATACCGGGCTTTGGGAAATTCTATTGCCCTGCCGCCCTGGAAATGGGTACTGAAACGGCTATGCGCCTGCTATGAGAGGGACGCCACTATGGCGAGCCTTTTTGATGGAATCGGAGGGTTCCCTCTGATCTGGGAGCAGCTGAACGGGCCGGGTTCCTGCCTGTGGGCCAGCGAGATTGAGGAATTCCCTGTTGCTGTGACTACAGTGAGGATTGGCGGTGGCGTTAAAAATTATAATCCAGAATTGGAGTGATCTTATGAACAAGCCAGCAAATCAGTACAGACCGGGGTCATCCCTGGAGAAATTATATAACGGCGATTGGAGCCGCTGCACGGCTCAGCAGATTGCGGATGCATTAAGCTGTATGCCGCAGACGGTGCAAAAGTACATGGTAAAAATCAAGGCGGAAACGGGGTATGTTATTCCCTATCTGCGGATGTCGGGGGCACGGAAAACCTGCGTTGCCGTTGAGCCGACCAAACTGCCGCCGTCCTACCGGCCTAAAAAGGAGGCTGTACCGCGCAAATGCAGTACCTGCGGCAATACCGACTGCGCAGGCCGCTGCCGAGCGGTGTGCTGGACAGACTGTAGGGAGTGGATGCCGTTGGAAGAGAATTAGGAGGCTGATGGGCATGAGTAAACCGCGATATGGCTGGTGGGGATATGTCAAGGACATGATCCGGCGGTACCGTACCGGCGATGTGAGCCAGAGTGAGAAGGATGCCGTAGATGCCGCTATTGCAGCCACAGAACAGATGCAAAACGGTCCAGCCAGGATGATGGTGATTGACCTGGTTCTTTGGAAGGGTACCCATACGCTGGAGGGCGCGGCTCTGGAGGTGCCGTGCGGAAAGCGAACTGCAGAACGTTGGCACTCTGCATTTTTGAAAGAAACTGCGAGAAATTTTAATTGTAACGGTTTAATAGAATAAAAGTTGGCGGTTTTGAGCCCTACTTTTATGATACTATAGACCTGCGGGGCCAGCTCAGCCCCCGCAGGTCACATTTTTTCATGAACTCCTTCCCTACGCAACGGGGTGGCGGCGGGGACCGCTGCCCCGGTCTGCGGGAAAGGCACGGTAATTTCTATTGCTAAAAACTGCATATGCGGGCGCATGTTCCAGGGTGGCGAGGCGGTCTCCAAAACCGCTTGTGGTGGGTTCGATTCCTGACCGTCCGTGCCAGACATATAGAAGGAAATCTTAATTTTGGAGGACAGGTAATGTGTTCCGTTTGTGAATATTTTGAACACATTGAGAAAGCAAGCATTGAAATTCAAGAAAATCTCAAACCGATTGACCACAGTATTATACTTTGGTGGGGACTGGACGGGCTGCAATTGAATGATGACGGGGAATTGGAGTGGATCAGCAGGAAGAACAAACCGCGTCCAAGCAATGGCCTAAGTTCATATGAGGGTGAAATGGAGAAACTGAGAGAGCTTTATCAGATAGCAAGTCATATAAATGCACCTAGTTTAGCCATGCAGACTATTATGTCGCATATGCAAGCGGTACAGAAACCGCCTATGCCTGGATATCTTGGATATTCGCCATATATGCAATGTGCGCTTACATCTTCGATTCAACAGTGTTGTGTACAATACCCGGCGCAATATCCTTCTTATTATTACGGAGGATGTTGCAGGATCAATTAGATTTTTGACAGAGAGGTGGGGATCGTGGCCCGTGGAAAGTTTGAATACTGGCTGACCGAGGACGGATTGACCCTGCTGACGGGCTGGGCAAGAGACGGCCTGACCGATGAACAGATTGCGCATAATATGGGGGTTGCTTACTCCACTTTCCGGGTTTGGAAAGACAAATACCCGGCGATTCCGGCAGCCCTAAAAACGAGTAAGGAAATTGTGGATTATGAGGTGGAGAACGCCCTTCTGGATAAGGCCCTGGGCGGAGACACCACGGCGCAAATCTTTTGGCTGAAAAACCGCCGCCCGGATAAGTGGCGGGATAAGCCTGCGGACGACAAACAACAGACTGCCGTGGAGGACTTGACCGCACTGGCGGAGAAATTGAGGGTGTGAAAGGGGTACAGAAATGAAAAAATTTCCTAAGATTGTTGACGAAGACCCTTGGGAATATGTTCGAGTTGCGCTTGCTATTGAAACGATAGCATATCACAACAAGAACTATCTTGACCATATTGTTTGTAACGATGGGTTGAGAAGTCAAGAAATTCAAGCATTGCTCACAGAGGCACTTAAAAAAGCTGGAAAGTTATGATCCTCACTCAAACCATCCCCTGGTCTGATTTCTCAGACAAGCATAAATACTACATCCACAATGCCCTGAAGAACCGTATTTGCGTAGCGGAGGGCGCAATCCGTTCCGGCAAGACCATCGACAACTGCATTATCGCCGCCGCCCACCTGGAACTGTGCCGGGATAAAATTCATCTGGCCAGCGGTTCCACCATCGGCAATGCAAAGCTGAATATCGGCGTGTGTAACGGCTTTGGCCTGGAGGCCCTGTTCCGGGGCCGCTGCAAGTGGGGGAAGTACCGGGATAATGACGCTCTGTTCCTCTATACGCAGACTGGGGAAAAAGTTGTGGTATTCGCTGGCGGCGGTAAGGCTGACAGCTATAAGCGAATCCTGGGCAACTCCTACGGCTTATGGATCGCCACAGAGATCAATGAGCATTATGACAGCGACGACAGCCGGGAGAGTTTTATCAAGGTTGCCTTTGGCCGTCAGGCAGCGGCTCTGGACCCGCTGGTTCTGTGGGATTTGAACCCCTGCAATCCGAACCACCGGATTTATAGCGAGTACATAGACCACTATCAAGAAACAAACCTCCCAGGCTACCTGTACGAACATTTCACTATTGATGATAATTTGTCAATCTCCGATGAGCGTCGGGAGGAAATCAAGGCGCAGTATGACCCTGCCAGCGTGTGGTATCATCGGGATATCCTCGGTGAGCGGTGCATCGCTGAGGGGCTGGTCTACCCGATGTTTGATAAAGACCAACATGTTCTCAACTGCGCTGTTGAGACTGAGGGTGACTATTATGTCTCCTCCGATTTCGGCATACAGAATGCTACCGTGTTCCTGCTGTGGCGCAAGGAGCGAGGTAGCAAACGTTGGATTTGCCTGCGGGAATATTACTACTCCGGTCGGGACGAACGGCGGCAGAAGCTGGTTTCTGAGCTTGTGGATGGCCTTGCGGGTATTTTAGGCGGCGTCATGCCAAAGCGTATAATCATAGACCCGTCCGCCGCGCCGCTTAAAGTGGAGCTTCGCCGGAGAGGCTATCACACGCAGGACGCCAACAACACGGTCCTGGAGGGGATTTCCGATGTATGCTCCATGTTGGGCTCTAAAAATCTGGCGTTCATGCCCTGCTGTGAGAATACCATCGCGGAGTTTGGCTCTTACATGTGGGACACAAAAGCGGTTAAGACGGGCGTGGACGCGCCGCTGAAGGAGAACGACCATTGCATGGACGCAGTTCGATATTTTGTCAAGACGCTGCGCCTGGTCAAAAGGGCCAGCACGAAGGAATACAGATCAAACCTATGAAAATTTATGCAGGAGGTGAGCCGCCGAATTGAAGACATACCAAGATTTACTGGACTGCGGCCAGGACGACCGCCGCCGCATAGAGTTCGTCCGTTCGGCGGTGAGGGAGCATAAAAACAGCAGCGTTTACGAGATTGCCGTTGCTGCCGGTCTCTACTACAGCGGCGAAAATCCCACCATCAACGTATACGAAAAAGTTATCTACGACATAAAGGGTAAAGCCCATAAAGACATGTACACTGCAAATCATAAAATCGCCAGTAGATTTTTTGGCTTTGTGGTTGATCAGGAGGTCAGCTATTTGCTGGGGCAGGGCATAACGTTTTCCGATCCGGACACGCTGCAAAAACTTGGGCCGGGGTTCTACAAAAAGGTTTGCGCCGCCGCGACTGCTGCAAAAAATGGCGGATGCGCTTTTGGGTTCTGGGACTTCGACCACCTGGAAGTATTTGAGATTACAGAATTTGTCCCGCTGTATGATGAGGACAACGGCGCGTTGATGGCAGGCATTCGCTTCTGGCAGGTTGCGGATAATAAGCCGCTCAGATGTACCTTGTACGAACTCGACGGTTTTACAGAGTATATCCAGACATCCAGGGATGCAAAATCGGCTTTTTATGGGCGAAAGAAGATAGGCGGTACCAACGGAGAAATGGTCGTTCTTCAAGCGAAACGCGCATACAAGCTCCACGTTACAGGCTCACCGAAGGACGAAACAAAAATCTATGAGGGCGAGAATTATCCTGCCTTTCCCATTGTGCCGCTGAAAAACAACCGCTTCTGCAAGTCGGAGCTTTCTGGCAGACGCAGTACCATTGATGCGCTGGATTTGTGCTGTTCCAACATGGTCAACAATGTGGATGAAGGGAATATTATCTACTGGATTTTGACCAACTGCGGCGGTATGGATTATGCGGACGCGGAAAAATTTCTGAATGCTGTGAAGAAATCCCATGTCGCATTTATGGACAACGCGGATGACGGCGCACGGGCTGAACCGCACACCATTGAGGCCCCTTATGTTGGGACCCAGACGGCAATTGATATGCTGGAAAAGAAGCTCTACCAGGATTTTCAGGCGTTTGACGCATCTGCTGTCCAGGCGGGGAATCAAACGGCAACTGCAATTCGGGCCAGTTATATTCCCCTTGATCTGAAAACAGACAAATTTGAAAATCAGGTGACAGAGTTTATAGAAGGAATTTTAACCCTTGCCGGGATGGATGATCAGCCTACATACACCCGAAACCAAATCATCAACAAGCAGGAAGAAATTCAGTCTATATTGCTGACCGCTCCATATGTAACGCGGGAATATCTCACCAAAAAGCTCCTGACGATTCTTGGCGATGCCGATATGGTGGAGGACATTCTGAAGGAGCTGGAGGCGGAGGATTTAAGGAAATTTGAAAGCGTTGCGGACGACAGCGAGGGCGAGGACGGTTCGACCGGAACGCCAACCGCCGACGAGGCTATTGACGCTGCTGAGGAGGCCGTAGGCAAGACGCTGAACGGCTCCCAGACCTCTAGTCTGATTACAGTGATTAAGGGCCTGAAAAGCGGCGACATCACCGAGGGTCAGGCCGTGCGGATACTGACGACCTCCATCGGCGTGACGCGGGAGGAAGCGCTGGCGATTATAAGGGGTGAGGAATGATGGATAGAATCAGAAAGTTTTTCCGGCAAATTTTCTGCAAGCATTATAATGCTGATTTACTCCGCTGGCATTGGACACACGGGCCTTACGGGAATGAGCCTGCTTTTATTGAAGCGGAATATCGTTGCAAAGAGTGTGGAAAGATTGTCTATCTGTACCAGCGCGGAAAAGAGGCCCACGATTGGTCAAAGGCAATGGGAGAGCATAAAAAGGTATGAAGCGCAAGCCTGACCCCGCCCACGTTATAACCGACCGCGAGCTTGCCGCCCTGGAATCCCGCATCGCAGCCGAATACAAAAATGCCGCTAAGGAGCTGCAAGAGAAAATCGACGTCTACTTCGAGCGGTTTAAGGAGCGGGACGCAGAACAGCTCCAGCTTTTGCAGGAGGGGAAAATCACCCGGCAGCAGTACACCCAATGGCGGCTGGCGCAAATCGGGCGTGGGAAACGATTCGAGGCCCTGCGGGACCGGGTGGCGGGCCGCATGACAGATGCAAACACGGTAGCCGCCGCCTACATCAACGACGCTACGCCGGGCCTGTACTCTCTCAACCGCAACTATGCGGCCTACACTATTGAACAGCAGGTAGGAGCGGATGTTGGCTTTGACCTGTGGGATGAGCAGACCGTCCGCCGCCTGATTGTAGAACAGCCGGACCTCATGCCGTACTATCCTCCAAAGCGTGCGGTAAATCGCGGCATTGATCTGGCCTACGGAAAACGCCAGATTACCGCACAGATTACCAGCGGTATCCTCCAGGGGGAGAGCATTAAGCATCTGGCTGACCGGCTTCAAAATAAGATTCCGGATATGAATCGGACAAGCGCGATCCGGGCGGCACGGACTGCCGTCACCGGGGCGCAGAACGCCGGTCGGCTGGACAGTTACTTCAAAGCTGAAGAAATGGGCATCCGGCTCAAAAAACGCTGGCTTTCCACGCTGGACAACCGCACCCGGCATACACATGCGGTGTTGGACGGGCAGGTGCGGGATACGGAGAAACCTTTTGAAGTATCCGGTTACGAAATTATGTATCCCGGCGATTCCTCCGCCGCACCGGGAATGGTTTATAACTGCCGCTGTACGATGACCACTGACGTGGAGGACGCGCCGCTCCCGCCGAATCCTTTGCGCAGAGCGAGAGACCCAGAGACAGGGAGAAACATCATCATATCGGATATGACTTATACACAGTGGGAATCGTGGAAAAGTTCCGAAAACCGGTATATTGGGGACACATATCAGAAAAAAGGAAGAAATGCATCCGCTGACCAACGGCAGTACAATGAATACAGGAAGCTTTTAGGGAAAAAGATTCCATCAACCTTTTCGGCTTTTCAGGAATTGAAATACAGTTCTCCAGACAAGTGGGAAGAGTTGAAGAAGTTGGCGCAGGAGAAGCGAAAACGAATAAACAGATGACAATTCAAATTGATTTGACTGACAATACCAGCCTTACAAAAGAGGACATACAGGCCGCATGTATCCGTGCATTGGAAAAATGTGGTCTGAAGGCAGAAGATTATGCAAAAAATTTGTGTCCAGTAAACGAAGGCAATTTAAGAAACAGCATCACGCACCAGGTAGATATTTCAGAGCTTCTTTGCAGAATCGGCAGCGCCAGCGAATACGCCGCTTATGTGGAGTTAGGCACCGGAATTTACTACCCCGGCGGCAGACAGGACCCATGGGTCTATCAGGATGCAAATGGGAATTGGCATCTGACCCACGGCCAGAGGGCGCATCCTTACATGAAACCGGCAGTTGCAGACCATGTGCCGGAATACAAAGCAATGATTGAGGGGGAAATGAGAAATGAGTGAATTTGAAATACAGATTATTTCTGAGGCGAAAGAATCGGGAATATCCGATATGGATATAAAAAGCTGGATGAAAGAAATTTGAAGGAGGATACAAACATGAAAGTCAGTCGAATCAGCTGTGAAATCTGTGGTTGCGAATATGGCTTGACGGAAGTATATGCGCGTGCTTGCGACAAAGAATCTCCATCTGCCACGCTTTGCGAAAAGTGCAAAAAGAAATATTTTGACTATATGCTTCCTGGACCGGTCATTTTCCCCAGGCCCACCAATATTCCATCCGTAACGTATATCCCTTTTCTCAGTTATGCCGAAAATTTGGTGTATGCGTATAACGTAAGGTTTGGGGATCATAAAGAAATGAAAAAGGAGGAAACCACTATGCGAATAACTTACAAAGGATACACCGGGGAGCTGGTGAAGCTGGAGCAAAAGAAAATCGGGATTGCAGACGAAATTTCGGTTTACGACCTGTCCATCTACGATGAAGAAAAAAATGTTATCCACTCCTTCACCGGCGTCAAGCTGGAGGATGTGAAGTTTAGCGGCGGGGCGGTGTCGTTTGGTGGATGAAAAGACGAATAAACCCATTCCAACCGCTACCGTGGACGATCTCCCCATCATCAATGCGATTATCGCAAAAGGCGATCGGGCAGAGGTTGGGCCTGGGCCGAATGGAACCATAAAAATTTCCCACGTCAAGAGGACCATCGTAAAATCCGGAGGTAGTAAAGAAGCGAAAACAGAATGTTCCGAGTGCAAGGCATACTCTCGGTGTTTGCAGGCCGCGCGTGATGGGAAAATGGTGAAATGCATTAGCTTTTTGAATATGCAAGAAAAAATCCGGGCGGTAAAAGAGCCGTCCGAAAGCTGAAAGGAGCTATACAAATGAACGACTTGAAAATCTTTGAGAACCACCAGTTTGGAGAAATCCGCGTCATTGAGCAGGACGGAGAACCGTGGTTCGTGGCGGCGGACGTGTGCCGTGCGCTTGGCCTTGAACAGATAACAAGAGCGATGGACAGATTGGACGATGATGAAGGGGGGTTAGTAAAAGTAACCCACCCCCAAAGCCCAACGAAGACAATGGATGTGAACGCTGTAAATGAGCCGGGCCTGTATCATCTTGTTCTATGCTCTAATAAGCCGGAAGCCAAAGCGTTCAAGCGGTGGATCACCCATGAGGTCATCCCCGCCATCCGCCGGACCGGCAGCTACACGGTCCCCAATATGTCCAAAGAACTGCGGGCCATTTTCGTGCTGGACCATCGCACCGTGGAGCATGAGCAGCGGATTACCGCTCTGGAGGAAAATATGGTGGTCGATTACGGCCAGCAGTGCGCGTTGAAAGCGCAGGTGAACGCGGTTGTTATCCAGGCCCTGGGCGGTATAAACACCCCCGCTTACTCTGACAAGAATGTCCGCAGCAGAACATACAGCGAATGCAATCGTGATATTCAAAACTGGTTCCGGGTGAACAGCCGCAACAACATCCCGCGCAAACGCTTTGACGATGCTGTGGATTACATCCAGCGTTGGCGTCCCAGCACCAATATGTCCATGCTGATCCGGCAGACAAATGAGCAGGTGCAGATATACAAGTAAACAATGTTCCCGCCGGTAAAAGGACCGGCGGAAGGACCGAACGGGGTCATTCATTCCAGAAATGGGATGGGTGGCCCTGTTTTCGTTTGGAGGAATCAAAATGCAGCTTTTACAATAGGTGAAATGAGAAAAAAAGCAAGAAAAGACGTTCATTTTTTCCTGCATATTAAAAAGCGAAAAACTCCAATTTACGGCAAAACAAAGGCGACAAGCGACTTTCTGGCGTTGGTTCATGCAGATAATCCGGGCATGACGATATCGCAGTTACACAGGCTTTTGACAGATGAAACAAAATTCATCCTTGAGCCGGAGGCAATCGCCTGCCTGGAGGCTTACATGGAAGCAGGGGAACAAAATGTAATCCCCAATTGGAGTTGATGAAAAAGTATGGAAATTTTGCAGCAGGGTGATTTGAACAGCTTGTATCGGTAAAACCCGCACAGGCGGTTTTTATACAACGTTCGCCCCCAAAGGACCGGGGCCAAAGAAAAGGAGAACGATTATGGCGCTGACAAGGAAATTTCTGAAAGCATTGGAGATCGACGGCGACAAAGCGGACCAGATCATTGAGGCCCACACGGAGACCTTGGACGGTCTGAAAGAAAGCCTTGCCGCCGCACAGGCCGATGCTGACAGGCTGCCGGACCTGCAGAAGCAGTTGGAGGCGGCGAAAGCGGACTTGGAGGCTGTGAAGAAAGACAGCTACAAGGTGAAGTATGAGGCCATTAAAGAGAATTTTGAGGCATATAAGGCCGAACAAACCCAAAAGGAGACCCGTGCAGCGAAAGAAACCGCGTTCCGGGCTCTCCTGAAAGCGGCGGGCGTGAGCGAAAAGCGTATGGAATCCGTGCTGCGCGTCAGCGACGTTGACAGCGTGGAGCTGGATGACAAGGGAAAGATCACCGGCGCAAAGGAATGGATGAAGTCCATCCAGGAGGAGTGGGCGGACTTTATCGAGACCACGGAAACCCAAGGCGCACAGACCCCCAATCCGCCCGCAAATACCGGCGGCGGCACGATGACGCGGGATGACATCCTGAAAATCAGGGATGCCAGCGACCGGCAGCGTGCTATCGCTGAGAACATTGAACTTTTCAGAAAGGAATGATTTGAAATGGCAGTAAAAGAAAACCTGACCATGACCGCAGATATTCAGGTGGAAGCGCGTGAACTCGACTTTGTAACCCGCTTTGCACGCAACTGGGACCACCTGCGGGAAATCCTGGGCATTATGCGGCCCATCAAGAAGCAGCCCGGCGCGGTGCTCAAGAGCAAGACCGCCACGGTAGAACTCCAGAGCGGAGATGTGGCCGAAGGGGAGGAAATCCCCTACAGCAAGGCCACAATCACAGAGACCGCCTATGAGGAAATGGTCATCAAGAAACATGCGAAAGCCGTCACCATTGAGGCCATCAACGAACACGGCTATGACGTCGCTGTGCAGCTGACGGACGACGCTTTCCTGGTGGAACTCCAGAACAAGGTCACGGACCCATTTTTCCAGTACCTCAACACCGGCACCCTGACCGGAAGCTACGACACCTTCCAGATGGCTCTGGCAATGGCGAAGGGCATGGTCATCAACGAGTTCAAGAAGATGCACCGCACTGCCACGGATGTGGTAGCGTTTGCCAACGTTCTGGATGTTTATGAATATCTGGGCGGGGCGCAGGTCACGGTGCAGAATCAGAACGGCTTCCAGTACCTGAAAGATTTCATGGGCTACAGCACCGTGTTTCTGATGAGTGAGGCGGAGATCAAGCGGGGCCGGGTGATTGCCACGCCGGTGGAAAACCTTGTGCTCTGCTATCTGGACCCCTCCAACAGCGATTTTGCCCGCGCGGGCCTTTCCTTCACTACCGACGGCGAAACCAATCTCATTGGATTCCATGTTGAAGGGGACTATGGGACCGTGGTGAGCGTGTCCACCGCCATTATGGGCATGACCCTGTTTGCAGAGTACAAAAACGCCATCGCTGTTATCGACGTGGGAACGGCATCTGGCACCAGTGCGGAGCCTGCCAGTGCGGAGCCTGCCCGTATGGCGAAGGCCGGAAAGTAAGCAAAGGAGGGCGGCGTGATGCTGGAGCAAATCCTGACCCATATACACAACTGGTTCCAGATTGACACTTATCCTGGAACCTACACGATTTCGGACGGCGGCATCACGCTGCCATTCCTGCGGGACGGACAGTATTTCCGTATCCTGGGCAGCCTGTTCAGCGACGGCCTGCATCAATACGGACCGGCTATGGAGTACCTGCCGGACGAAACCTTTACCGGGTCCGTCTGGGCGTTGGCAATCCCGCCAGCCGTCATCAGGCTGTCGGAAGAAATTTCTGCATGGCAGGAGAAGTACAGGGAGACTGTGGAAAGTCCCTACACCAGCGAGAGCTTCGGCGGCTATGCCTACTCCAAATCCGCTGCGGGCGAAGGCTCCGGCGGCTGGCAGGCGGCGTTCCGGGAACGGCTGAATCCATATAGAAAGTTGAGGGAAATTTGATGAGCCTGTTGGATTCCTTCTATAAGAAATACACCATCATGAATGAAACCATTGTGGACGACCCGGAGGGCGGCTGGGTGACTGGCTGGGCGCGGGGGGCTACCGTAGAAATGTCCCTGGACGACCCCACCCAGACACAGAAAATGATTGCGCAGTCCAATAAAATTGAGGTCATCCACAACGCCCTCTTTCCCCTGGGGACCCCGGTAAAGCTGGGGACCTATCTGCGCCGGGTGGACGATGAAACGGCGGTCTATCAGGTTCAGTCCAAACCCGTTTCTGCGCCCGGACCTTCGGGGATTCAGGTCATGAAGGCGGACGTGATGGAAACAAGGCTGCCTACATGACCAAAGAAGCGGTCTTAAAGCAGTTTTTCAGCGGGTTTGGAATCGCCGCCTATCCATCCACCGCTGTACCCGACGATGTGCAGTTCCCGTATCTGACCTACGATGTGATTACATCCGCGTTTCAGGAGGAGCCTGTGAGCCTGACGGTCAACCTGTGGTACTTCACCACCCAGGAGGGCGTCCCGAACGCAAAGGCGCGGGAACTGTCCGAAGCCATCGGCAGGGGCGGGAAGCTGCTGCCCTGCGATGGTAACGGGTACATATGGCTCAAACGGGGTTCCCCCTGGTGCCAGAGCCTGACCGATGAAACATCGCCCAATATCAAGCGGCGGTACATCAACGTGACCGCCGAATACCTGACAAAAAATTAAGAAAGGAAATGCAAAATGGGTAAATTTACCGTTATTCCAGAGAATACATTCTCTGGCTTGCAAATGGACGCCGGCGTTTTGCTCAATAACTTTGATCCGGAAACAGGCGCGGCTCCCAAAGACGAAGACATTATATGCGCTACCACCGGCGGCATCAATGCAACCTGCGTGCCTACTTATTCGGACATGGGCGAGGATATTGACAACTGTCCTACCAATATGAAAGAGCTAAAGCATCTGGACGGCTGGGAATGCAAATTTGCGTTTACATCCCTGGGCATGTCCCCGGAGCTGATCCGGACGTCTCTGGGTGCGGCGGACATTGACGCCGTCACCGGCGCAATCACTCCCAGGCGCGCGCTGAAACAGACCGACTTTTCCGACCTGTGGTGGGTGGGCGATCTGGCGAACGGCGGCTTTGCTGCTATTCATCTGAAAAACGCCCTGTCTACCGCCGGATTCTCCCTCCAGACCACGAAAGCGGGGAAGGGACAGGTCAGCGTGGAACTGACGGGCCACGTGTCCATCAACGATCAGGACACCATGCCTATGGTCTTCTACAGTGCGGCCCCTGAAGAGAATGGAGGAACGGAGGAAATTTGATGAAACTGTCTGAACTGAATACCGACCGTGCGCTGGACGTGCTCTGCGAACTGACGCCCTGCATTTACAATATCACATCCGACAAAGGAATTGTGGATTCCGTCAGCCGGGTTATTGACGTGGACAGCAAGGAAACCAACGTTTATGGACAATATCTTCTGTTTGCTGACCGTGTGGTCGAGATTCTGCCGCTGCTGCTCAAAAATCACAGGGCCGATGTCTACGGCATTTTGTCCGTGCTGAATGAAAAGCCTGCGGCGGAAATCGCGGCTCAGCCCGTTCGGGATACAATCCGGCAGGTCAAGGAAGCGTTTCAGGATGAAGAGCTGCTGTCTTTTTTCAGATCGTCTGCGCGGCGGGAGCGGAACGCACCCTCTGCGCCCTCTGTGGAATCCCCCGCCTGCGAGTAAGGGCCGTTCTGGCCCTGCTCCCGGCGGTAATCAAGCGGGATATCGACCGCTGGACATTTGAAATGTATGTGACCGATACCCTGCAGGCCATTGCAGAGAATACGGCGGTTCCTGCCGCCAGCTTTACAAAAGGCGAGTACGGCAAAGCGATTGCCCAGCGATGGGCAGACAAGGACAAGCCCGCGCCGCCGCAGGATACCCGCACGGCAGAGGAAATCATTGAGCACATTAAAAAAGGGCTGAACACATTATAATAAAACAGAAAGGATTTTAAGTAATGTTAGTAGAGGTCATGAAATTTGGACGCGAGGAGCGGGCTGGATGCACCAGCCTGGATGTGGCGGAGACGTTTGGGAAAGAACACAAAAACGTACTGCGGGACATCAGAGGGCTTGGGTGCAGCGATGAATTCAATCGGCTCAATTTTGAGCCGATCTCCTACACGGACGCCATGAACCGGAAACAGGAAGCCATGGTCATGACCCGCGATGGATTCACATTGCTGGTCATGGGGTACACTGGAGAACTGGCGATGAAATTCAAAGAGGGATACATCAAGCAGTTCAATGCTATGGAAACAGCTCTGCGCGGCAAACTGATTGAGCGTGAAAAGGGAATTGCCGTCCGGCAGGCTCTTACCAAAGCCCTCCAGCAGTCCAACGAGGACGCGCGAATGCATGGACATGCTTACTCCACCTATACCAATTGCATTTACAAAGTTCTCTTCGGCATGAACGCCAGCCAGCTCCGTGAAAAGTTCAATATAAGCAAAAAAGAAAATTTGCGCGATAGATTCTCGCCGGAGGAACTGCGAGCGGTCCAATCTATGGAGTGTCTTGTCAGCGGTCTGGTAGACTGCGGCTGGGAGTACATGCAAATTAAAAATTTCATTGAGAAGAATAATTCCCTGCGGCAGTTGGCCGCGTAACAGGGCAGAACCCGAAAGCTGAGCAAGAGGACTGAGCCGGGCCTTATTAGGAAAGGCGGTGGTCAGTCCTTATGGACGTGTTTTCGATTTAGTAGCAACCATATCCATAAAATTGGATGAGTTTGACCGCGGGCTCAACGAAGCCAGCAGTAAATTTAAGTCTTTTTCGGACAATCTGAGCAAGACAGGCTCCAATATGAAGGACCTGCTTTCCCCGGCGTTGGACGGCTTTAAGGCCGTCGAGGGCGTGGGGCAGAAGACGGGCGATGTAATCAAAAAGGGCCTGACTGGGTTTGCGGCGGCGGCTACCGCAGTCGGCGGCTTCGGCGTGTCTGCCGTAAAGGCGGGTATGAGCTTTGACGCTACCATGTCGGAGGTATCCGCCATTTCCGGAGCTACAGGGCAGGACTTTGACGCCCTGCGGGACAAGGCTCTGGAAATGGGTGCAAAGACAAAATTTTCCGCCTCTGAGGCCGCGTCCGCTATGACATACATGGGCATGGCAGGCTGGAAAGCCGGAGATATGATAAGCGGCATCGGAGGGATCATGAATCTGGCCGCTGCATCCGGGGAGGATTTGGCGCTCACCTCTGATATCGTCACCGACGCCCTGACTGCATTTGGCAAAAGCGCCGGTGACAGCGGCCACCTTGCGGATATCATGGCTGCGGCATCCAGCAACGCAAATACCAATGTCGCTATGCTGGGCGAATCCTTCAAGTACGTGGCTCCTGTCGCTGGTGCGTTGGGCTATTCAATGGAGGATACTTCGCTTGCCTTGGGCCTTATGGCCAACAGCGGCATCAAGGCCAGCTCCGCCGGTACGGCCCTGCGATCCGCGCTGACAAACATGGCGTCACCTACGAAGAACATGGCGGCGGTAATGGATACATACAAGCTCTCCCTGACCAACGCGGACGGAAGCATGATGTCCCTGCAGGAGGTCATGATCCAGCTCCGGGAGAAGATGGGCGGGCTTGACGAGGCCACCCAGGCGTCCGCCGCCTCCATGCTGTTCGGCAAGGAAGCCATGTCCGGAATGTTGGCAATTATTAATGCCGCCCCAGAGGATTTTGAAAAGCTGACCGGGGCCATTTATGACTGCAACGGCGCTGCTGAAGAAATGGCGGCTACCATGATTGACAACCTCCAAGGTGACTTAACCCTGCTTGGCAGCGCGTTTGAATCCCTGCAAATTGCCATTTCGGACGCGCTGAACCCCACGCTGCGGGAATTTGCGCAATTCGGTCAGCAGGCTATGGCGGAACTGCTGTCCGGCTTCCAGGGCGGCGGCGTGTCCGGGTTCATGGACGCGCTGAGCGGCATCGTCACGGAGGGCGTGACCATGCTGGCGGAGAAAGCTCCGGAGTTTGCTGAGGTCAGCACCCAGTTTATTGAATCTATTGCAATCGGCCTCATAGATGCGGCTCCAAATGTTTTGACATCCGCTGGAGAAGTCGTAGACATATTGATTGACACTATTTATGAAATGGCAGTCAATCATGGAAACGATATCAATGAGGTCGGAAAAAATATTATAGAGTTTATTTGCGAAGGATTCTCAAAGGCGACAGACGCTATTGGATATGCGATTGATGAGTTTATGCCGCTCCTGATCAATGGATTTCTATCATATCACGAAACATTGGCAACAGCTGGCCTTGAGATACTTGGATGGATTGGGTGGGGGATAAAAAACCACAAGGACGAAATCCAATCAATGGCCTCCGAAACAATTGCCAACATAGTCACGGCCCTCAGCGAAAATGCCCCCGATATTATCGCAGGCGCCATCGCGCTGTTGGACGCGCTGGTGGGAGCGATTGGCGAAAACATGCCGCTTATTCTGGAAGTAGGCGGTCAGATTATCGGTGAAATTGTCAATGGCATCTCCGGATCTCTTCCGGCCCTGGCGGTGGTAGCTGGGGCGATTGTCCCGTACATCGCCAAAGCGATTGATGTTGTTACCAGTATCGGCAATACCATCAAAAGCGTGGTCGATGCGGTCAGCGGCGGCTTGAACACGATTATCAGTATCGGCAGCAAGCTCATGGGCGGCATACAGGCCCTGTGGGGCCTGATTGCGGCGCACCCCATTATCGCGGTTATCACGGCTGTTATTGCCGCGTTTCTCCTCCTGTGGAACAACTGCGAGGAGTTCAGAGAATTTTTTATCGGTCTGTGGGAGATCCTGAAGGAAGCCGTCAGCGGTTTTGTCGAGTGGTTCCAGGAGGCGTGGGAGGGCGTGAAGGAATTCTTCTCCGGTCTGTGGGAGGGATTCATGGAGATTGTCACCGCCTTTGGCGAATGGCTGGGCGAGAAAATCGGAGAAATTGTCGAGTGGTTCAAAGAGCAGTGGACCGGCATAGCGGAATTCTTCTCCGAACTCTGGGAAGGCTTGAAGGAAGCCGTAAGTCTGTTCGGCGAATGGCTCAGCGAAAAAATGGCGGAGATCGTCGAGTGGGTCAAGGAAAAGTGGCAGGGAATCGCTGAATTTTTCACCGGCGTCTGGGAGGGTATTATGGCCGTCTTCCAGGGCGTGGCGGAATTCTTTTCCGATGTCTTCGGGGCCGCTGCGGAGGCGGTGCAGGCCGGGTGGACCGCCGTTGTAGAGTTCTTTTCCGGCGTCTGGGACGGTATCCAGGCCGTCTTCTCCGTTGCGTCTGAAGTCCTGGGCGCGTTCTTCACTGCCGCCGCCGAAGCGGTGCAGGCTGTCTGGGAGGGCGTCTCCGCATTCTTCCAAAGCGTCTGGGACGGCATACGGGCTGTTTTCGAGCCGGTGGCCGAAGTCCTCAGCGGATTTTTCCAGGCTGCGTGGGAAGCTGTGCAGGCCGCGTGGGAGGCTGCGACAGAGTTTTTTGGCAGCGTGTGGGACGGCATACAGACCGTATTTTCCGACGTGGCCGATGTGCTGGGCGGTTTCTTCGAGGCCGCGTGGGAGGCGGTAGAAAGCATCTGGGAGGCCGCTGTGGATTTCTTTACCGGCGTTGCCGATGGAATCCATGAGGTCTTCGAGGCTGTCACCGAATTCCTGTCCGAAACCTTCCAGGCCGCCTGGGACGCCGTGCAGGACGCCTGGAGCGCGGCAAAAGAATTTTTCTCTGACCTCTGGAACGCGGTCAAGGAAGCCGCTACCTCCGCCGCCACTGCCATAGGCGACGCGCTGAAACAGGCGTGGGACGCGGTGAAGGACGCCTGGAACAGCGCAACTGAATTCTTCAAGGGGATTTTGGACAGCATTATCAACGTTTTTGACGGCATATGGACCACATTCAAGGGAATTGGCGGCGATATTGTGGACGGCATCAAGGACGGCGTGACCGGAGCCTGGGATAGCTTTGTCAGCTTTATGAGCAATAAAATCAGCGGGATCATCAACAGCGTTAAAGAGAAACTGGGCATTCACTCCCCGTCAAAGGTCTTTGCCGGAATCGGTGAAAACATGGCCCTGGGTCTCGCAGAGGGCTGGGGAGGCGAGTACAGCGGTATCAAGCGGCAGATCGAGAGCGGTATGGACTTCGCGCCAGTCTCCGTGGGCCTGACGGCCAGCGGGCTGTCCTACAGTCAGGCGGCGCAGCCGTTCCAGACGCCCGCCGCCCAGGGCGCAGCCGCTGGCAATACCTTCAATTTCACCTTTAACTCCCCAAAGGCGATGAATCCCGTGGAAGCCGCCAGAGAAGCGCGGAAAGCGTCGCAGCTGATTGCTTTGCAGTACGTGTAAGGAGGCGGGGGCATGATCGAAGAAATCAAAATTACATCCCTGTCCGGACGGGGCAGCCTGTCCATCAAGAAGGGCGAATATTGGAACTACTGGCTTGGCCCCGTAGACTGGGGCCAGGTCCAGGGCCAGCACCAGACGTACAGCTACCCCACCCAGGTGGGCGATAGCATCGTTTCCACCACGATTCAGTCCCGGCCCCTGTCCATCACCGGCTGGGTGGTGGACGTGGGGGAAGGGACGCTGCAAAGCCGCTGCGACTTTCTCAATGCCTTTATCTCCCCGGTGGAGGACTACACCCTGGAGTACAAGGGAAAGAAAATCAATTTCCGTCCCGACATTTCCGTGGCCTACAGTCCGGAGTACAAGAAGAATAACGAAAAAGTCCGCCGGTTTCTGATTCAGGGAACATGCCCCTTCCCGCTGTTCTCCGACAGCAGCGACAGCGTCGTATCTATGGACCAGACGCGAAAGACTTTCCGGTTCCCCAACAATTTCGGTCGAATCAAGCCGGTCGTTTTTGCCGTCATAGGAAAATCCTATGTGGTGGAGGCGGACAATAAGGGCGGTTTTGCCACCGGGGTCATTATCCGGGCGCAGTTTTCGGCGGAGGTCCGGAACCCCCGTTTCAAAAATCTGACCACAGATACGTTTATAGGCGTCAACCGGACGTTCCGGCGGGGGGAGCTGCTGGAAATTTCCACCCTGCCCTCCGGGAAGTATATGAAGCTGTGGAGAGACGATGGAACGGTGGAAAATGTCATCAAATACCGGGACTTCCAAACCGCGTGGTTTCAGCTGATCCCCGGTACCAACCGTCTTGCAATTGAGTGCGACGATCTGAACCAGCGGGGGAATATGGATGTCAACATCTATTATACGCCGCTGTATATGGAGGTGCAGTAATGGCTTTGAAAATGGAAGTGTACAGCCCCGCGCTGGAGCTGCTGGGACTGCTGGAAATCCACCGGTCCGTCATCTGGGAGGAAAAGGCGTTTTCAGCCGGCTCCTTTTCTCTGGAATCGCTGATTACTGAGGAATCCCGGATACTTCTTTCTCCAGAAAATATCATATGGATTGAGGGCGGGACAGCTGGAATTATAGAGTATGTCCAGCAGTCGGCAGGCGAGTCCGGGCCGTACATCTCCGTCAAAGGCCGCGATCTCACCGGACTGCTGGACCGGCGCATTCTGTGGGGGCGGTACAACATGAGCGGGAAGGTCCCGGACATCATGCGGCGGCTGGTGGACGACTGTTGCGTGCATCCCACACGGGGCAGCGCGGCGGCGCGGAAAATCCCCGGCCTTGTGCTCACGAACGTGGAATCTCCGGATTACCTGCCCTCCGTCCGTGTGCAGAAGACCGGCGGCAGCCTGCTGGAAGCCCTGGAGGAGCTGGGGAAGACCTATCAGGTATCTTTCGGGGTGCGGTTCAACCCGAAGGTTCCACAGCTGGAGTTCTGGGCGCGGGCGGGGGTCAACCGCTCGGTCCATCAGAGTGTATATGAGCCGGTTTTCTACAGTACGGAGCTGGACGACGTGCTCGCCTCCGAATACGCCTATGACAGCGGCGAGTACCGCAACGCCGCTCTGGTGGCCGGAGAGGGGGAGGGGGATGACCGGGTAGTGATTACCGTGGAAAATCTTGTGGAAGAAGAGCCGGATGTTCCCACGCCGCCAGACCCGCCGGAGCCTGCTGTCTATACCATCGCCCTGTCCGTTGACCCGGAGGGCGGCGGAATCGCCGCCGGCGGCGGTACCGTACAGGCGGGCAGCTCTGTCACCGTCACCGCCGCGCCGTCTGCCGGGTACGAGTTTGACGGATGGCGGGAAAACGGCGTGACTGTCAGCAGCAGCGCGGCCTATACCTTCACCGCTGACAGGGACCGTACGCTGACCGCAGTATTTGCCGCCGTCATCCCCACATATGTCATCTCTGCCAATGTGGAGCCCTCCGGCAGCGGTACCGTATCCGGCGGCGGCACGTACCAGCAGGGCGCGTCCGTTACCATGACCGCAGCAGCGGGAGAGGCGTACACCTTTGCGGCCTGGAAGGAAAACGGCGAGACGGTGAGCACAGATGCAAGCTATACCTTTACTGCCGGCCGCAACCGGTCCCTGACAGCCGTGTTTGAGGAAATCCCAACCGGCGGACTGCCCGCTGGATATACGGCGGTGGAATACATCCAGAACGGTACCAGCAGTACCAGGTCCTATATGCCATACATTAAGATGCCAGACAGGAAGACCGCTGTCAAGTTTGAAATCAAGTTTTCCACCCAGCAGGCCGCACCCACTACCGACAACAAATATTATGCCGTGTACGGCTACAACACCGTATCCAGCACAGGCACCGTGGTAAGAAATTCCAACGTATTCATGCACAGCGGAAATGTCTGCTGGCAGTCCGGGATCACAACAATCAATCTGGTCGATTACAGCGCGGGCGTCATTTATGACGCGGTTTTCGACAAAGATACAAAGACCATCGTAATCAACGGAACATCCAAAACCGCCACCATCGGAACCAACTGGCGCACGGCCAACAATTATCTGTTCGGAGCGAACAATACCTCCACCAACACAAAGGCAAATGAGAATTTTGCAAAGGAAACGCGGGTATACCTGCTGAAAATGTGGGATGCGGATGGAAATCTGGTCCTGGATTTCGTGCCGTGCATCGACCCGGCCGGCGTGATCGGGATGTACGACACCGTCGGAGGCGTCTTCTATAAAAATGGAAACACCTCGACAAACGCCGCGAACAAATTTACCGCCGGACCCGCCGTATAGAAAGGAGCCTTGCAATGGCAGTATCCCCCTCCGGCTTCCAACGCCGGGAAATCTACATAGACGCACGGGACCTGCAATCGGACAGCGATCCCGACAACCCCCTCTCCCCGGAGGAGTACGCCGCGCTGCTCACTGCGCGGGGGCGGCAGAAGCTGGCGGAATGCCAGCTGGTGCAGTCCTTCTCCGCAACGGTCCGGACCCTGGACCCCACCTATGCCCTGGGCGCGGACTACCGGCTGGGGGACGTCATCACCGTCACAGACAACCGGATAGGCGTCACGGCAGACGCTGTGGTGCAGGGAGTGGAGCGGTCTGTCAGCGAGGCGGGAGACGAAATGGTCCTCACCCTGGGCTATAGCCAGCCCACCCTCCACGATCTCCTCAAAAGAAAGGCAGGGAAATAGTATGGCCCTTTTTGACGGATTCTTCGATTCCTTCTATAACGAAGAAACCGATGAATATGACCGCGAATACGGCAGCGATGATTTTTCCGAATACTTTGACCAGATGACCGGCTCCGGCGTGTGCGTCCATAAAAAACCGGACAGCTTCAAGGTCCGGCTGGAGGACGGCGCGGCGGTGGTGTCGCCGGGGTACCTGTTCATACAGGGGTACTGGCTGAAAAACGACGGGGAATATGCCCTGGAGCTGACCGGCGGCGGGACCATTGCCATCAAAGCATACCTGAATCTGGGCAAGCGCATGATTGAACTGCTGGCCGTACCCGCCGCCGCCAGCTATCCCGATGCCCTGGTTCTGGCCCTCATCGACACCGCCGCCGGTACGGTGGAGGATACCCGGTACAATACCGGTATCTGCGGCGTCATCGATGCGCCCGGCGCATTGTCGGAGAAAATTGAATACGCCCTCAACTATATCGACACCCAGGCGGACGCGCGGCTGGAGCAGATTGAAAAGACAATGGCAGACCAGGAAAAGAAGCTGGACGCCGCCATCCGGGACGTGGAGGGCGAAGCCGCGAAAATGCAGCCCGCTCCCGTCGGTACCGTGCGTTTCAGCGCAGGGAATATCCAGGCCGGGTGGCTGAAATGCGACGGGGATTTTGTCAGCAGGGCGGAATACCCGGAATTGGTGGAGCAGCTGGGAAAGCTGACCATCGGGACCCGGTCCTTTACCGAAATCGCCGGGGGCAGAATCCCGCGGGATATTTCCAACGGCGTCCTGCACAACGGCAGGATGTGGGTGTACTCCAACAGCTCCAAAAAGCTCTACGGCGTCTCGCTGTCCAGCGGGGACATCAAAGAGATGCCTGTCACCGGCGCGGACAAGCTCAACAGTATGCCTATTGCCACGTTCCCCATTTACCTCTCCATCATTGATTCCGCTATTTTTATCGCACAGCGGTGGAGTATGGCCAGCAACCAGGACATTGCATTGTATTGCAGCTATAATTTTTCCGATACGCTTACTTCGCTCAGTGTTTCTGAGATAACGGGCTTTCGGATCACCAATCTCGGCAATCATAGAAGACGTGAACGGGCGGCGTTGTATGTTGTCAAAAATGACGGAAAATATATGATGGCAGAATATTATGGCGAGTATTATTTTAACGGCACATTGTTACTCCCGGCTTTCTATGTAGTATCTTGGAGTAACGGCGAAACAAGTATTTCGGATAAGCTGACAGAACATGATTTGTGGTCAACCTATGTTGAGCTTGGCGGGAACTGGTTTCGGGCATCGGAATCGGCTGACACGCTCATGAATGTTGCAGACGCGGCGCGGGGACTTTATGGATTCAACCGTAAAAACGACAATGAGTTGGTCTATTGGCGTCTGGACAGAAACACGTTGTTTTCCAGTACCTACCCAATGTCCGTACCTAAAAATCCGTATTATCTCGGTTTTGGCGCAAACGACCAGAGCCACACAGAAATAGAGCCGGACGACTATTTCGATACCATGTCCCTTGTGGGGAATTGGGATTTTATGATTGAATATATTGTGAAATCCGGGGTTTTTACCATTCAATTTGTCAAATCCATCAATTCGGAAAATGACATGCGGTATGAAAAGCTGTCCCTGGAATCCCTCAAGCTTCCAACGGCCTCGAAGGTCTTCGGAGACGCGGCGGTCTATCTGGAGGACCGGGAGCTGTGGCTGTTTTTCGTGGGGACCGGCTTTGTGTTCACGAAAGACCTGGCGGCCCCCCAGGTTTACGGCTTCCTGGATACAAGGGACGTGCTGGGTACCATCATAGAGCTGGGATATGTAGAGTACGATCAGGCTACAGGACGGGTCTGCATTCTGGGGCAGGACAGCTCCCACACGCCGCGCCTGGGCGTGATGACGTTGGAGAACGTCTATGACCCCAGCGGCGACGGGGCCTATCTGCCAACGCTGTCCATGTCCGGCATACCCGGCTACATCAAGGCAAAGGAGTTGGAGACATGAGCCTGGATTACGGCCTGTGCCTGGGCGCGGAGGACAGGGAGTATACGGCGGAGGAATTCTGCAGCGCACTGCACGCGGTCTTTGGCGACGGTATCTGTAAATACGGCGCGGGCTTCGGCCTGACCCTGGGCGGCTTTGACCTCAATATCTCCACCGGCTATGCAGCGGCGGCGGGCCGGTATGTCAAGAATACCGATACCTTTACCGCTACGCTGGGTCCGTCCAGCAACACCGAAGACCGGTATGACGCTCTGGCAGTACGGGTGGACTATCCCGGTCGCCGCGCCGCCCTGGAGGTCCTTCAGAATGTGGACCCGGACGCCATCCGCGCTGATCCGGTCCTGGTGCGAAACAGCACGGAGTATTGCGTCATCCTCTATTTCATCCATGTGCGCCGGGGCGCAACCACCCTGTCGCCCAACGATGTGGAGGATGTCCGCAGTGACGGTGGGCTGTGCGGGAATGTGGTCCCGCTGGCGGAGGCGTCCGGAAACGTCCTGTATATCTATCGCTATCTTACAGAGGGCATTGACGAAAAAGCCGGCCAGCTCATGCAGGACAGCGAGCGGATTTTACAGAAGGCTGCAGACGCTGTAGAGCGCATTGACGCCATCCTGGAGGACAAAGGCATAACGCCGGTGATCGGAGAGGTGCGGACCGCTGTGGAAAAACCGCTGCCGGATGATGAGTGGCTGCTGTGCAGCGGCGGGACCGTGCCGCCGGAGCATATCGGGCTGATGATTGTCATTGGCGGTACACTCCCGGATATCCAGATGCAGGACGGCAGGGTAAAAGCCTATATGTACGCCGGGAATTCGTCCGGGGATATCCCGGAGGGGATGTGTCTGATTTATGCGTCCCCGAACGATATCGCTTACGGGAAAATATCCGGCAGCGGTCTGGTGCAGCTTGGCGCGTCCGTCACCCTCACCGCTGCGCCGAACACCGGTTACAAATTCACAGCATGGCAGGAAAATGGCCAGACGGTCAGCCGGGACCGTGCCTACACCTTTACCGCAACGGGAAACCGTGCGCTGACTGCCGTATTTGAGGCGGCGGCTACCATTGCCGTCAGCATTGATCCCCCCGGCGGCGGCTCTGCTTCCGGCGGCGGTACCTACGACATAGGTACCAGCGTGACCGTGACGGCGGCTCCGGCCTCCGGATATCTGTTCACTGCCTGGAAAGAGGTCGGCGAGACGGTCAGTACAGCCAGGTCTTATACCTTTACTGCCACCAGAAGCCGGAACCTTACCGCAGTATTCGCCGTGGCCTGCAACGTGTCGGCAGCGGTGGAGCCCTCCGGCAGCGGCAGCGTGTCCGGCGCGGGGACTTTCCCACAGGGCGCAGTTGTTACCGTGACAGCGGCGGCAGGAAACGGGTTCAGATTTGCGGCCTGGAAGGAGAGCGGCGTCACCGTCAGCGCCAGCGCAAGCTATTCCTTTGCCGTGACCGGGAACCGGTCACTGACTGCGGTGTTTGTATCGGCTCTAACTCCAAATTGGCAGTTGAAAAATATTTCCTCAATTGTTCCCGGCGGGACATGGGGATGCCTGGCTGACGGAGGATACCCGCTCATTGCATTTTGTGGAAATAAAGGAAAACTTGCTTCTTCTTTTGATTATTTCGAGCGGTGGATTTCTGCTGATACAACAAGCTTTGCTAACTATGGATTTTACAGAAGTGCAGGATACGGCGGCACGTGCGCCGCGCTGAAAAATATTCCGTCTGAATCTGGCGCGGCGTTTGATTGTGCGTACGCAAAAAACTCAGGAGAATCTTCGGTCTGGGCGCAAGGATACTTCCCATCAACGTGGAAGTGGAAGGGCGTTGCTGTCAATCGCAGTGGTATTTTTGCCGCTGTATCTTATGGGACGGCGGCGGCGTATACTTCTGATCCACACTCATGGACAGCCGCGACACTCCCATATGACGCAAACTGGAATGCTGTTGCAGGTCTTGACACAATGGTTGCTGTATCCGGCGGTAACAGCAATAAGGCTGCCTACAGCACGGACGGCGGAAAGACCTGGAAGGGCGCCACGCTTCCTTCTGAGGCTGATTGGATAGATGTTACCTATAGCGATGCATTGAAAAAATTTGTTGCAATTGCCAGAAACAGCGACAAAGCGGCGTACAGCACAGATGGAATCACTTGGCGTTCTGCAACGCTGCCGTCTTCTACCGGCTGGATTGCGGTTGCAGGTGGACGGGATAGGTTTGTGGTTATCTCTGAGTTGGAAAACAAAGTAGCGTACAGCTATGATGGAATCATATGGACGGAGGGAGAAATGCCAAAGTCTGCGGTCTGGAAAGATGTTACCTACAGAGACGATGGCAATTTTGTGGCCTTGTCGAGTGCGGGTGATATTGCCTACGGGCAGTAATCTGTATAAGCGGGAAACACCGCACACTACAAATACGGAGGTGAAGGAAATGCCGGAGAAATGCAGTGAGCCTGGGCGGGAGTGTCCGCTGCTGCCACGGGTGGAGGCTCTGGAGAAGGACAGCGAGCACAACAAAGACGCGCACAAGGAGTTTTACAGTAAACTGGAGGGCTCCCATACCGCCGTCGCCGTCATCGAGGAGCGGCTGGACCAAATCCGCAGCGATACTGAGGAGATCAAGGAATCGGTCCAGGAGCTGAAGGACAAGCCCGCCAGACGGTGGGAGAACATCGTGGAGAAAGCAATCTGGGCCGTCTGTGCCGCTGTCATTGCCTTTTTATTGGGGAGGGTTGGTTTGTGACGTTTATTCTGTATGCGGATAAAAATAAGCTGATTGTCAGGAAACGGGGGCCGCTGACCAGCGGGTCTGCAGGGGTCTATTCGGTGCGGTTCGAGTTCTCGACGGACTGGGAAGGACTCTCCAGAACCGCCGTATTCCAGGCGGACGGCGAGCCTGCGCGTATGCTGCTGGATGAGAGCGGGGAGTGCGGTATCCCCAGAGAAGTGTTGGTCAAGCCAGGCGTCCGGCTGAAAGCTGGCGTCTACGGCGTCCAGGGCGGGGAAATCGTACTGCCTACCATATGGGCTGATTTGGGGGAAATCCTCCGGGGCGTCGCCATGCCCGACGGCGGTACCTACCCGCCTACCCCGGAGCTGTGGGAACAGGCCCTCAATGGGAAAGGCGATGCGCTGGAGTACGATGGGCTGAATCTGTCGCTGCTGGCGGGAGATAAAAAGCTGTCTACCGTGCAGATCGCCGGAGGTGAGGGCGGCGTACCTGCTGGCGGCGCGGCGGGGCAGGTGCTGTCAAAGGTGGATGGCGTTGACTACAATACGCAGTGGGTTGACCCGCCAGAAGGCGGCGGAGGCGGCGTGGACCACGAGTACATCGACAATGAGCTTCTGAAAAAGATGGATGTCTTTTCAGTAGACCCGACGTTGCAGTTCTCGGCGAACACTCGCACCGCTGGAGGAATCTTAGGTGTAACACATCCGACGAAGATTCTCACAAGAGCCGAGTATGAAGCCCTGTCTGAAGAGGACAAGAATCTGCCGATCGTGTACGTTATTCAGGATAACACTGTAGCGCCGCCCGATTCATTTAAGCCCATGGTCTACTCCACAGAGGAGCAGGTTGTAGGGACGTGGATTGACGGGAGGCCCATATATCAGAGGACAGTTGTATTCGATACAAGGTCTGTGAATGGTTCTGGTATTGGAACTGTTTTACCAGAGTTTGGAGATCAGATAGAGCAGATCGTTGATTTGTTTGGAACAGCAAGCGGTAACAATCATACCAACTTTTCTGTATCTTGGTATGAACAAATCGGAAGTCAAGTTGCAATATTCAATCCGATGTCGTCATCCCCGATGATGATAAACGGTGTTGTCACTGCTCAATACCTCAAGAAAGGAGTCGTAGCATGAGCGTCGCATATTTCAAAGGCAAAGCACTGACTGGCCCCATGGGCCCGCAGGGGCCTGACGGGAATCCGCTCGGCACTATCATTTCCTATCTGGGCAACAAGCCCCCGACGGGGTATTTGGTCTGCGACGGCAAGGAATACCAAATCGCTGACCACTCGCAGCTCGCCGCCTTTTTTGAGAAGGAATTCGGCAGCAAGAACCACTTCGGTGGTGACGGAACGTCAACGTTCGCAGTTCCCGACTTCCGTAATCTCTTTCTGAGAGGCTTCCACGGCGAGTCCGAGGAGAGACTCTCCGGAGAGATTGGAGCGAAGCAGGAGGGGACGGAGCATTACAATATCATTCCGACAAATGACGGATGGCGGGCGTCTCGTAGATTCGGTGTAGACGATATCGAATCCCCCGTTCCAAACGCTGACAAGATGATTGGTGGACTAGTTCTAGCTTCATCCACTATGATGAATAATACGGCTGTTAAGGTCTATGATTCCTACACTTCCCGTCCCGTCAACGCCGCAGTGCAATACTGCATCAAGGCGACGAAATCCTTTGAGGAGGACCCGCCGCAGGGCAACATCTCTGTCGGCGTCTTCTACAACTCCAAGACCGCGAAAGTGGTTGTCCCAGCAAGCGGTTGGAGCGCTAATGCTCCATTCATCAACACCGTAGCCGTGGCAGACGTCATTGCCAACTCCGATTTGCAGAACATCATGGTGACGCCCATTGAGCAGCACCTGAATCTGCAAGCCAAGTTCGGTGTCATCGCCACTTCTCAGGGCAAAGCATCTCTGACGTTCACCGCCGTCACCAAACCGGACGTGGATATTATCTACTACGTGTTTGTGGTGGGCAGCGAACCTGTTCAAGACGACATTGTTGTGTGGAGTCCGAAGATGGTTTCGCAAAATACACCGGTGCCATATTTTGTAACTCAGAAAGGGTATAGCGCAACTATTTATAGACTGTTCGATGATAATACAACGACAGGTATCACTATGCATAAAGACCTCGGAGTTGATTCTTCATACGTTCAGTTTTATAAAAATGTAAACCAGAAGTATGAGTGGTTCTCCATATATGGTCTTAAGATAATCGCATCTAACGTTTCGAATGTTTTACCTACGAGCATGTCGATTTATGGCCTGTCAAATATATCGGTGGATGATCGACAGCTGATAGCTAAGTTGGACTTTTCGAAAGCGTTTTTGAATACTGTCGGAATAAGAAACGAATATACGTTTGTTTTTGACACCCCGGTTTATTATGGGGCATACATGTTTTCTGACGTTGAGTCCGATCATGAAACCAGTGGACCAATCATTAATGACATCTACTTCCTCCGCTCCAAGGCTGACATCATCGCGGAAGGAGGGACTGTCTGATGGCTATTTTCAATTCTGCTAACCCGGCATTCAGTGACGGCATTCACGTCTATGAGCAAGATGGTTGGGACATTATCGAGACCACCAGAGGCGTTGTCCAGATGTATAAGAAGATGGAAAACGTCCCGGTGACGTACATCGGTCTTACAGGCGGTATGGCGGTTCGGATGTATCGGTTTGATAACCCCATCACCCAGTTTCCGTTTAAGCTCTCCAAAATCATGTATGGCAACGCGCGACCGAGTAACTATGGGGCGGACTTCTCTTCTGCGGCGTCCATAGAGTTGAGTGAGGACGGATTGTCTCCGGTCATCAATCGTTTCTGGTGGGTTGACACAGCGCTACAGTCCGTAGACCTCTACATCGAGGTTGTCGGTGTGAGGGCTTCTGAATTATGAAAATTATACAATGGAGGTATATAACAAAATGAACACTATTGATTGGAAACGTAAACTCAGCAGCAGAAAGCTGTGGGCCGCTGCGGCGGGGATCGTTACCGGCCTAGCTATGGTCTTCGGCCTGGATGAGAATACCATCAGCACTGTGGCAGGCGCGGTGGTGTCTGTGGCGTCCGTGGTGGCCTACATCTTGGCTGAGGGTAAGGTGGATGCTGAGGGCGTCAAAAACGCCGTGGACAGCGTCCAGGATGCAGTGGGGACGGTGCAGGATGAATAAACAGCCGGTCTCCTACCTCCAGAACGACCCCCGCTGGAAGGACAAGCCCTACCGCGTGAAGGGGGAGAGCAGTACCGTAGGTTCCGCTGGGTGCGGGCCTACCTGCGCCGCTATGGTTATCCAGACCATAACCGGTAAGACCTTCACTCCGGAGGATGCCTGTAACTGGAGCATCCAACACGGGTACAAGGCTCTCAATCAGGGTACATACTACAGCTATTTTAAGCCGCAGTTGGCTGCGTTTAATATCGACTGCGATCAGCTGGACTGGACCGCCACCTACGGCAAGCCGAATCATCAGAACCATCAGCGGGCTTTGGAGCTGCTGAAGCAGGGGTATTACCTCATCGCTCTGATGAACAAAGGCACCTGGACCAGCAGCGGACACTTTGTGCTGGTCTGGTGGGCGGACGGAAAAATCAGAATTAACGATCCCGCCAGCACAAAGGACAGCCGGACCAACGGCGATCCCTACGATTTCCGCAGTCAGGCCAAATACTATTGGTGGGTGGACGCCCGCAAATATAACAATGAGGAGGACGATATCATGACAGGAGAGCAGATTATTTCTACACTCACCGATGAACAGGCATTTGAACTGCTGGCAAAAGCCCAGCGTCACGCCGCTGCGAGACCAGAGCCGCAGTGGAGTCAGAAGGAGGGCCACTGGGCCAGAGCTACCGCCCTGGGTGTAGTGAACGGCGACAGCCCGGAGGGACTGCTCAAACGGTGCGAGATGGCCGCAATCCTCGGCAGGAAGGGCCTGCTGTGATGCAGTTCTCCAAACGCCTTATCTCCGATATCCGCGCCCTCCTCTGGGTGGTCACGGTGGGCGGGCTGCTGCTGGCCGCCTACTGCATCCGTGCCGACTATGCCGGTGCGCTGCCCTGGCTCTCCGCTATGGTGGGCCTGCCCTGGACCGCTCACGGTACCGTCTGCGCTTTCTATCTCAACATGGCAAAGTCCGATCACAAGGAAGGCGGGATCACCTTCGAGGCTGCAAGAGCCGCTGATTTTAAGGATGAACCTTCGATCTAATACTTGCAATTACCGGATGAATCCGGTAAAATATAACAGAAAGGGGTGCAGAATATGGACAACATCAAAAAGGACATGCTTTCCATAAACTTGGAGTATGACGAGGCGCAGACCATACCGCTGGCCTTACATGAAATGCATATGGCCCGCGCAGACCGGCGGTTATGGCGGTTCTGTATTTGCTGGGCATTATCTGTTATTGTCATTGTAGCCGGATTTATATGGCTGTGGTGCCAGTATGACTACGAGAGCAGCACCGAACTATCCGGCGTCTATTGCCTTGTGGATTCCCAGGGCAACGTGGTAAGCGCTGACTTGGAGCCGGATGATGTAATCCGTATCCTGCAAGAAATTGAAAATGGCAAAGATCAAGAGAACCAAAACCAGAACTAAGAAAAATGGCAAAAGCAAGGGTACGCGCGTCCATAAGTGATACCGGCTTCACCCGCTCCGAATGGGAGGGCCTGATTCGGGAAGCGGCTCTTGGCTTAGAGGATACAAAGATTGCGGAAATGTATCTGCTGGATGCAATCCCACAGGTGGATATCGGTGCAGAATTGGGGCTTGAACGCAGTACGGTATCCAAACGTCTCCATAGAATCATTGACAAAGTGGAGCGGACAGCCGAAAAATTGCATTTGTTTTGAGAACCGGGGCGGCGTATGGCTGCCCTGGTTTTTATATTTCACATATCTTCACATTATTTCACCCAAACGCCACACAAAGAAAAGCTGTTTCCATTACAATTGAAAACAAAGGAGGGAAAAGAACAACCGGCAGGTCCGGTGTGCCAATAGGCTTACTGTATCTTTTCCCTCTATCTTTTTTGGAGGTTCCTATGGGCTATTCCCACTACAATCCTAACCCGGCAGGAAAAAGCGTTGGCGATTGCCCTGTACGCGCTATTGCAAAGGCTCTGGACAAGAGCTGGGAGGAAGTCTATGCCGGCATATGCCTGCAAGGGTTCCTGCTGGGAGATATGCCCAATGCAGATTCCGTATGGGGTCCGTACCTCCGGGAACACGGCTTCACCCGTCGCCTGCTGCCGGATACCTGCCCGGATTGCTACACTGTGGCCGATTTTGCGGCGGACAATCCGGAAGGCGTGTTTATTCTATCCATGCCGGGGCGGCACGTCCTATGCGTTGTGGACGGCTGCTGGCATGACAGCTGGGACAGCGGCGGAGAAGTCCCGGTATATTATTGGACAAAGGAGCGTTGAAAATGGGTCAATACGTTTATGTTCCAGACCCCGGTGAACAAAGGCTCGGCTTTTCTGCGCCTGTGCCGGACCGGCTTGCCCAACTGCGGCAGAACCAGCAGATGCAAACTATGCCGCCGCCATCCCCGGCTATGCCGCCTCAGCCTGTGCCTGCCGGTATGGGGCCTGTTTCCTCCGGAGGCCCGCAGAACAGCAGTATTATCTGGGTCAGCGGAAAGAACGAAGCGGACGGATACCTGGTAGCTCCCAACAGCGCGGTGGCCCTCTGGGACGCCAACAATCCTGTGATCTACCTGCGGCAGGCTGACAGCACTGGAAAGCCCTCTACAAAGGTCTATGACCTGGTGGAGCGGACGGAAAACCAACCCGCTCCACAGCCTCAGCAGGTTGATATGAGTCAGTATGTAACCATCGAACAGCTGGAAAATATTCTCGCAGAACGCTTGAAAAGGCCCGCAAAGGCCGTAAAACAGAAGGAGGATACAGATAATGGCTAATCCGTTTCGTGAGGCTATGGGCGGTTCCGGAGGTCAGCAGGAAGGTCAGCGCAATTTTGCGCCCGCGCTGCTTCAACACATCCAGGGATTTCAAGGGAATCCCATTGAACAGCTGCAAGAAAAACTCAACAGCGGTGAGATGTCCCAGCAGCAGTACAACCAGCTCCGGGGCATGGCGGAAACGATTGCCCAGAGGATGATGGGTGTACTGCCGCGCAGATAAAAAACCGCCCCGGTTAAGGGGCGGCGGGTTCAACGTGGGTCAAGTCTGAATTTGTCAGGGCAATCGACTGGAGCATCGCTTTGAAAATGCGCATCGCACCCGCTGTTGTTGTGGTTGAATGGGCAATTCTCACATTCGCTATACATATCAATTCTTTCCCCTCGTGACCTCTAGGGCGGGCGGTTCGGATGGTGGTCAATCAGCTATCGTCAGGTGGGGTCGGAGCTGTTCAAGCCATACTGGCGGTACTTCTTCTGATGGGTCAAGCGCACAAAGGATTTCACATAACTCCCGGCAAGGGCAGTTGTTGCAGTCGCAGTTGGATGGGAGAGTGTCTTCGCACAGTGCGTCCGTTCGGGCCCAAAAGGCGTTCTCAACCATCTTATATGTCTTAGTCATTTTTCTTCCCTCCCGGCCTGCGGCCTGTTTGATATACGTTTCTTAACGTGTATATATAATAACACGTTTATTAACGTATGTCAATAGAGATTTTCAAAAAAAGTGTAAAAAAATATGACCGTCATTTCTGACGGTCAATCATCCAAAGAAAGAAGATATTCGGCAGTTGTATCAAGGGCCTTTGCTACCTTCACAGCAAACCACAAGCGGGCATTTTTGAGCGGATAGCGGCCTGAACTGTATTGCTCTAAAGAGCGGTCAGACACCCCGGCGGCTTCGGCAAGGCTCTTGATTGTGAATCCCTTTGACTGGATAAATTCATTGAATTTCATAACATCACCTAAATTTATGATACCACGTTATTAAACGTGTGTCAACACCCAAATGTGCATACAGTCTGGCCAGACTTTGCAAATACATCAACAAAGGAGAATACAAAATGTCTCTTGGTTCTGAAAACGGCCTGTCCGTGGCGGATATCGCCGCTGTGACCGACCGGAACAACGGCAATTGCGGCAACGGCTGGGGCGGAGGCTTCGGCGAAATGCTGATTGCTATTATTATGCTGTTCCTGTTCCCCATGGTCTTTGGCGGTGGGATGTGGGGCGGCGGTATGTTCGGCGGCATGGGCGGCTGGGGCAACGGCGGCATGATGGCTGCGGCCAACGGTGCGCTGACCCGCGCTGATATCTGCTCTGAATTCAATTTCAGTGGACTGGAAAATTCCGTACGCGCAACATGGCAGGGCATGTGTGACGGCTTCTATGCTATGAACACAACTATGCTGCAGGGCTTCAACGGCGTGACCAACGCAGTCAACGGTCTGGGGACTACAGTCATGCAGGGCTTCTCCCAGGCGGAGCTTTCCCGTTGTAACCAGCAGGCTGCGCTCATGCAGCAGCTTTATCAGTTGGGCTATAATCAGCAGAACTGCTGCTGCGAGACCAACCGCTCTATTGACAGCGTGAAGTTCACCATCGCGCAGGAGGACTGCGCCACCAGAAATCTGATGCAGTCCAACACCCGCGATCTGATCGAGAACCAGAACGCAAACGCCAGAGCTGTCCTGGATGCCCTGACCGCGCAGCGGCTTGAGGCAAAGGATGAGCGCATTGCCGCGCAGGCGGCCCAGATTCAGGCCCTTCAGCTGTCCGCCTCTCAGGCCCAGCAGAACGCCGCCATCGGCGCAATGATCTCTGCCAGCGAGGCCACCATCCTCCGCCGGACCGGCGCAGAGTGTCCCACTCCCGCCTATGTGGTCCAGCCGCCTACCCCTGTAAATTTCCCAACCAACTGCTGCGGAACCTTCAGCGGCTGGGGCAATAACGGCTGCGGTGGTTGCGGCTCCTGCTAAAATCCAATAGCGAGCAACTTGTCGGGATTTCCGACATGTTCGGCCCCAAGCCGATCTTGACAAACAGCGGCGGGGGAAGTGTACCCTCGCCGCTATCTTTTTGAAAGGACTGATAACATGGCTGAATTTACCAGCAACGCGCCTCAGACTGTGGCAGCCGGTCAGAATGTGCTCCTGACAGAGACGCCCATCCGTTGTAACCGCGGCTTTGTCTGCCACCGCGACGGCAGCGGGATCATTACCCTGCGGGGTATCACCAACCAGTGCCGCGCCCGCTACCGGGTAAGCGCAGACGCAAATATCGCCGTTGCAACAGGCGGTACTGCCGGACCTATCTCTGTCTCTCTGGCTATTACTGGAGAGCCGCTGAACAGCGCTACGGCTATCGTCACACCTGCCGCCGTCGGCGATCTGTTCAACGTCCACATTGATGCCATCATTGACGTGCCGAAGGGCTGCTGCCTTACCATCGCTCTGGAGAATACCAGCGCCCAGGCGATTACGGCCCAGAATGTCAACGTGATCGTTGACAGAATCGCTTGAAAGGAGAGTCAAACAAATGGATAAAATTTATGATCTGAAGGACAAGCTGTGCGAGGAGCTGGAGGAGTACGCCCGCAAGCAGGATATGGGTGCCGGTGATCTGGAAGTCATTCACAAGCTGACCGACACGATCAAAAATATTGAGAAGATTTGCGCACTGGAGGAGGGCGGATACAGCGAAGCTGTCGACGGCGACGGTATGTATGGCCGCGGCTCCAGCTACGCCAACCGGGGCAAACACTGGGTGCGCGGACACTACAGCCGTGAGGGCGGCAGAAACGGCGGTATGGGCGGGGATGGCTACAGCTCCCGCCGGGACAGCCGGGGCCGCTACAGCCGCGACGATGGCCGCAGCGAGATGATGGAGCATCTGGAAATGGCGATGGATTCCGCCACCGCTGAGGACCGGGAAACAATCAAACGCTTTATGCGTCAGTTGGAAAACGCCTGATAGGAGGGGACGCCCATGACAAAGCCTAATCTCAAGGAAATAGAATGGGCGATTTCAGACCTGGAAGAACAGGAAACATCAGAAAGCCGGTACATTCTGCTTGCCGCGCTGCATATATGCCGTGACCACATGCTGGAAAACGCTCTGCCGCAGCCGCAGGCGTCGGCTTACTCCGGGTTGTCTGCTCCGCTCCTTTCTGACCAACCGTTGGATCAATACGGCAGCAGCGACTTCCTTCGCGCTATCGCCGGAATCCCAGCGTCAGATGCATGGTTGGTTATGGATGAGCTGATGGATACGCTGCACGCCGTCAATACCAAAGTGTACGACAGCGTTATGAGAAAATTGAACAGATTGTGAGAAACAGGCGGGATGCAGTTCCCGCCTGTTTTGTAACTAACAGTATACTGTTGTGTATTGTGACTATTACAATTAAGTTTTAATTTTGCGTTAATCCTTTGTGATTTGTCTGTATATACCATTTGTATGATGCATTATGTGATAAAATAATTAACTGAAAGTTAAGATTTTCAATATAAAAAACCCTTTATTACTAACGATTTTCATCGTCTATGTAACTAACGTGTAACTAACCCGTAACTAACGGCACATTATTGTATATTATGCCAACAACAAAATTGCGCACTTTAGTTCACCAATTGTCTCATGCGTATAGTGGGCGGTTATATCGCTTTTTGTAGAGTGTCCTAACAACCATTTTGTAGTCAGGGGGTCTGCCTGTGCTCTGTGCAGACGGGTGGCGAAGGTATGGCGGCACCAGTGGGGGGTTGCTCCAGACGCGCCAATCTGCTCCATGACGCCCTGGAAATATTCCCTGTATTTAGCGGAAGGGACAGCATGACCGTTTTCATCACATATAATGGTATCGCCGCCCTTTTTCATCCAATCTGACAGATACGGCATAATCTTGGGATGGATCGGAACAATCCTGTTTTTTCCTGCGGCGGTCTTTAATCCTCCCTGCAAATATCCGCCCTGTTCCGGGTGGTAGGAAAAGCGTGTCAACTGCAAAAATTCAGACACACGAAATCCGGTGTAGCATAACATCAAAGCCGTGTCAGCCCACGGAACGCCATTTGCAGCCAGGTCTGATAGCTGGGCTACCTGGATATCATTCAGCGCGTCACGGGGCCTCTTTGCCCCCACAGAGGGGATATCCAGATACTTGGAATAATCCTTTCCAATGATATCCCGTTCCATTGAGTAGCTGTACAGGGCTTTAATGAGTATGGCGTCGTTATTGATTGTGGACTGTGACAGTCCGGCGTCCTCGTCTTCGTCCAACAACGCCTGCCATTCGTCCAACGTCATATCCCGCATTTTTCGATCCTTGAAACGAGAAACTCGTTTATTCCATGCAGCATTGTGGCAGATGATGGACGCCTGTTTCAGTTTTCGATACTCCCTGGCCTTCCATCCCTCGAACACATCTCCTACGGTCATACTCAGTTTGCCAACAGCGGGTGCTGTACCCGTATCCTTGGCTTTCCGGTACTCCTCCAGAGCCAGCTGGGCGTCTGCCGCCTTCGCGTGGTAGCTGACAATCTTCTGCACGATTTGCCCATATGAATTGCGCCCGGATACCTTCACAGCATACGGACGGCGGCGATTTCCTGGCAGTTTTACAACACTGCCAGTTCCATTTGCGCGTTTCACTTGATTTTCCTCCTATATTCTGGTATGATAAGAGGGCAGATGGTCCGGCAAGACTTCTGCCCCTTTTAGCCGCTCTCGGTGTTGGTAGCACCGGGGGCGGTTTTTTATTTGCCCAAATTTGGGGATAGCTTTTAAGCGTGAAGGGTATGAGGGAAGCTCATACCGCTGGTAAGGGTGTGTCAAATTTTACCCACCCCCCTTTTGGTATGGAGGCGGAAATTTCCGGCCCCTTTTCGGGGGTGCGGGAAATTTCCAACAGGGTAAACCAAGGTAAATTCCTGCTTTGAGCTGAGGGCGATTTCGCCGCTACAAACCTATAGCAGTTGTTATAGCTTTAGCTTCCTCCTGCACAGTTGTTGCAGGGGTCTGTTTTCCCTGCATTTAAAGCGTCTTGCAACGTCCCTTCTCGAATGTTTTTAGACTTAGAAAGAGATGGGCATCCAGAAGAAAAATGATAGCTTTTCCCACCATCTACCCAATACGATTTTCGGTCAAGACTTCCAGTTATTTCGTTTGTCGTGCTGCTCTCACCCCAAGTCCCGCTGCTGGATGATTTATTGGTTCCAGCAGCGCTTTTACCATTAGACGGCTTCACCGTATCAACCGGTTTACTGGCGCTCACAGAACTGTCCGGCTTGCTGACGGCCTTTGTCTGGCTGCCAGACTGCCCGCCGCTGGACGATGGTTTTGGCACATCGGCGGGCTTCGTACTCCCGCTGGCTGTCTTTGGCGTACTGCTGCTGGCCGCCTTCGGTTTTTCTGCCGGTTTTACCGGCTGTACGTCCACCTTGTCAACCTCCAACGCCGCCTCCACTTTCGGCACATCGACATCCGGCAGGGGAGCGGGGGTGTACTCCGGAACACTCGCCGTCGGCTCCACAGCCGGGGCCGGTTCCCACGCGCCTTTGACCAACTCGCCGTTTGACACCTGCACCTCTGGCCCGACATACCGCACCGGCGGCGGATTCTCTTTTACCTGCTCCTGCCGCTCCTGGTATGCTTCATATTGCGCCGCCGACCGGGCGTTGGCCTCCTGGTTGCTCTGCACCGTTACCCCGACATGTGACGCGATCCCCGTCTCCACAACAGCGCAGGTAATCAGGAGTGCGGTCAGCAGCTTTGCCAGACCGCTGGGCTGATTGTTGTTTCTCATATGTATTTTGTCTTCTGCTCGTATTCGTTATCGCTTACCCTTCGCCATAGAAATAATGGCAAACACCGCGCAGATCAAGCACCAAAACGCCCAAATCACCAAATCAGTATAACTCCCGGCCAGTGTGAAACCAAACAGCGCACCGATGCCAAAAAGGACGATAAGGGCAATATTCCCGCCCTTGCCGGAGCTTTTCCGCGTGGCAATGGACACAATGCCGCCAGCCAGCAGCATAATTGCCACAATCAGGCCAGCGGTTCCTCCTAATTCTCCATTTCCCTGCATAGTGTTGCTCAGGCCAGCAGCGCAGGACTGGAACAAAACAAACAGGCACAGAACGATGGATAAAATCCCAGACACCAATTTCCAAGTTTTCATTTTCTTTTCTCCTAACATTTTTATATTTTACCGCCCTCCGGCGGCTGGATCACTGCTCAATAATCCACTCTGGATCAAGTACGCCAATCACTTTTCCTCGACAAAATACGGTGTCGAACTCTCCAGGAATGATATCTTCAAATTTTTTATTGATGGATATCAGCCGGTCTGTACCCTGTTTTTTCACGTAACCTTTGTCGTTTACTGTAAACAGACCTATTTCTCCTATATCCACAGACGGTTGCTGCCGGATTAGGATAATGTCGCCGTCTTCAATCATAGGTTCCATACTCTGCCCATCCACCTCAATGCAAAAGTCCGCTTTACGTGTCAGTTCATTATAAAGAACTTTCCAGACCTGCATCCGCTCTTCAATCAACTGATATCCAGATCCAGCGGCTGTCTTCTCTTCATCAAACATAAGGTCGATTGCTTTGCGACCATCCGGTTCGATTTCGGCTGCAACCTCCATTTCCTGCCGGCTATTTCTAAAAAGTGCGGCATCGCGGCCCGTCTGATTCTGCCTACACCTCCTATACTCCACATCTAACACACCATCTACCGCTTCCTTCCCATATGGGTCAAGGGTGCGGTATTTTTTTACAAGCGTCTCCATCTCTTGGGGTGTTGCTCTGGTTTCGTGTCTAATCCTAATTTCATCCTGAAGCAAAAATTCGACATCAACATCTAAAATATCTGCTATTGCACCCAATTGTGCAGCTGTTGGTTCTCGATTCTTTTCATAACCCGCAACTGTCGTTTTCGCAACTCCTATTTTATCACCAAGTTCTGTCTGAGTAATTCCTTTATTTTTTCTGGCCTCTTTTATCCTGTTGTGTAATGACATGGTCACACCTCCTTTATTCTGATATTAGCACAATAATATTTGCTCGTCAATAAAAAAGTTTTCGTATCTCGAATATTTTTTATGAAACCTGTTGACAAATACTAGAAAAGCGTATATACTACAGAGGAAGTTCGAGATTCGAGTTCTACAATTGCATGAAAGGAGGTGCGCATATGAATGCGGCTAAATATAACATGACGCTTCCTGCCAACATTGAAAAAGAAATTAAACGGCAGGGGCTGAAAAACAGCGCAGTCGCAAAGAAAGCAGGATATTCCACTCAGCAGTTTAGTTGTATGCTCAACGGTCGTAAAATCATCAAGCCCTGCGACATCCTCGCTATTTCGGAGGCTCTGGGCGTGAGTGTGAGCGATCTGTTCGGCACAAAGCGGAAAAGACCCGGTAAGTCTGTACAAGAAAGTGCCGGCACATAAAGAACCCGCCCCTTTCGGAGCGGGCCAGCATTACCGCTTTGGCGTATGCCTACGGTGGCTGTTGACCGTTGAACCTGAGCGCTTATGCTTCTTGACGCGCACCGTCATCGGCGTTTTACGCTTGGGCTTACAGGTACAAGCCATCATTTCACCCCCTTTCTTACTCACTTCGATTTGGGGTGTATGAAAACACTGTTTGTATTTTAACAGAAAAATGTTTACAGGTCAATATAATGTTGTATCGCTTGGTGAGGTATACAAGATGTTTCATGTAAACATTCTATGAACACCCAGCCCAGCGCGTAACCTCTGCGGAACTGTCAGGGCATAAACCCTCTCACTCCGCCCCAATGCCTAACTTCGGTGAAACATCGCGTGAGGAGGTGATTTGCATTTTTGACTTAATCCTTTTGTTCTTGGCTATTATGGCCGCTGTAATTTCCGTTTCCGGATGTGTCCGGCAGGAAAAGAAACTCCAAAGAGCCGGTCAGCTCTTCGGAGTGGTGGTTTTACTTGCGATACTTCTGAATCTCGCTGCGCAAAGCAGTTAGCGCTTCTGCATTTTCTTTGGGTATATTCCCCATTTTCTCGCTTCCTGCGAATTCCATCAAAGACGCTGTAAGAGCATTTATTTTTTCTACAGTGATACCGGAGGAAAAGAGAAGAACTCTATTGCAAGCAGCTTCAATTCTAGGAATGTCTTTTTTGGAATACATAAACTCGCAGGATGCAGAGAGAAATTCATCGTATGCTTTAATCTTTTCGTCCCAAAACAACTCCAGTTTTCTCAGACGGTATGCGCCTATTTGGTTTATAAGGGCCGTTATTGTTGGGGCGATGATTGCCGTGACAGTAGCGATAATTGCTGCGATTGTTGCAATATTCACCATAGTCGTTTCTTTCCTCCGATTTCAAATATGCATTATTTTACCGCAACAGGAAAGAGAAGTCAACTACATGGGTAAATATCTGCTTGGCCGCAGAGGCCAGCCTGGCGCGTAACCTTTGCGGAACTGGCAGAGCAGTGAGACAAGGAAGGTGGTGGGGAATATGGAAAAAGCAAGCATTACTCTGAAAGGGAGGGCGTTGGTCATGGCAGTTGACGCAGGGCTTATCCAGGAAGCGAAGACGGCGGACGGCTACAATATCGTTCCGTTTCTTCGGTTCTGGGAGGCATTCTCACCATTGCTGGACCAAACTTTGAAGGAAGGTGGTGAGGAACATGGAACTGCTTGACCTGAACGCCGTCATTCATCTCGACCTTAACGAGATTGACGCGGCAATCGAAAAAGTGAACCGGTTGCTTTCGCTTTTGCAGGAAGTGAAGAAAACAGCCGGTTCGCAGGTGGAACGCAGATTAACCAATAAGGGCTTGTTGTAGCGCGGATTGCAGAAGTTCGTGCCAGTCCTTGAACTTCGTTGTTGCAGCAACGTGAGCGTCAATATCTGGCTGTGGGATAGATTCGATGTCCTCCCGCGTTTTTGGGCAGAATCCACCAGCGGAAAGAAATTCTTTGAATGAGGAATAAGGAGTATTTTCCTGGAAGAATTTGTCCGGTAGTAATTTGGACAACGGCATTTTCAATTCCATTACATCACCTCCTTTCGCGCGATAATTTTAGCACGAATTCTGGAGTGAGACAAGCCCGACACAATGATAAAGGATGTTAGGGAATGGAAGAGCTAACGAAAGAGCTGGTCGAGATCAAAGAAAAACTGACAGCCATTGAATCTCTACTTCAACGACTGCCAGAAATCCAGGCAGTTGCTTTTATGCAAATGTACGATGAGTACCAGTCCGCCAAGTTTCAAGGGAAAAAAGCTTCTGATCTCTGGACTATTCCGCCGCCCAATTTGCGGTGACGAAATGGCAGCTATTATCTTGAATGGAGGGAGGAGGTGATTTAATGGCAGAACTGGAAGTGCTGGCACGACCTCTGGTTGAGTATTTGCGCAAAAATTACCACCCGCACACCGCTATTGTGGTAACGGATGAGCGAGTGGTAGTCGTAGAGGATGTCGTATCTGTTCCGGTCAAAAAGGTAGGTGAAGACCAATGAGTAAAGAACAAATCGCGGAATTTGAGCTTGCTTTGTTTGAGTTCGTAAAGCGGGCATCTGGAATTGACGCAACCCCCGCAGAGGTGGAAGCTCTGCCAGCGGTTGCAAGGGTGCTTGTGGATTTAATGCGGTGATAAGGAAGGTTGTTATGAGACAGAAGGGAGGTACTCACACTATGACTCAAAAACAAATTCATCCGGCACAACCAGCAGAGAAGCGTGTCCCGACAGACCCGCGCATTTCAGCTGAAGATTTGGATTTCTGTAGCAAGTGTGGCAGGGAAATCAGTAGGAAATGGAATTACTGCCCTGATTGCGGGAAAGCGAACTGTCATCAAAAGAACGAGGGGAAATAAATCCACCTGCGAAAAAAGATGACTGTGAGCCGCAGTACGGGCAAAAAACGTCTGTTGGACGCAGACCACCGAAATCTGTTTCTGACATTCTACAATTCCCGTCAGTGCAATAGAGGAAAACTATTGCAACAACTGCAATAGGGAGGGGGTGAGACTATTGAAAAATGCCAGAGAAGAACGCAATGATGTCAGGCCAGTAGTAGGCAATGATATTAGCGGCACTTGCCGTCAAGAGGGCGGAAACGGCAGAAACAGCGACGTTTTTTCGAAAATCCAATTTAAGGCGATGTTCCTGGGCGGCCTTATCGGCAGCATACTCGGAACGGTATTTTTCAAAATCCTGACGCACTTGATTTAGTTCTGCTGCTATCCGGCTGATTGCATCGTCTCCCGTATATTCGATGTGGCTGATATGATTGCCTCGACGCATGGATTCTTCTGCCTGCATCAGCCGTTCAATTTCCTTTATGGGATCGCTCATGTGTGGACCGTCCTTTCTATGTACTTAACTTTGCAGAGCCTTGTACAAAGATTATATCGGGAAAGAGCGACAGATGCAAGAGCAGCAAAAAGCCACCCTGACAGACGGCAGAGAGCACGAAAAAGGCCCCCGATCCTGACGCAACCAGGAACGAGGGCAAGGTATCAAACTCAGCCGATTATGTTGGGCTTGATAGAACAAGTGTATCACAGAACATCCTTTCTGTCAAGCCCGGAAAGGAGAAAACTTTGAAAATTACGTTAAAGCTCCCTAACGGGACCAAATTCCATTACGAACGCCAGCCAATGGACGACGGGCATTTCTATGCGCTGCTGGCTCTGGCAGCGGGGGCCATGCTTTTTGGTTTCCTACTGCTGTCCGCAATACTTTGAATAGGAGGTACAGACAATGTCGAGGAAAACATCGGAACGGACCCCCACGGATGAGGAAATCCGTACATATGATAACGTGCCTGTTGAGGTGGCCGCAAAATACATCGGCTGGTCCAGCTGCAATGTTGCATATGCTCTCCAGCAGGAACGCGCGCCGTATGGACACGCGGCACAGACCGGCGTGAACACGGATACCGGAGTTCCGACCTACACTTACAATATCAGCCCCGGCCTGTTGATTGCGTACAAAAACGGTGATCTGGAGGCATGGAAGCTGGGTGGCCTGGTTAAGGTCCTGGAGAACGAAATCAATTGGGTAATCGACCAACGGCTTATGGATGTTGTGGCTCTGTTTGCCGCGACCGTGAAAAAGAATGGATAGGAGGTGATTGCAGTTGTTTATGCTGATTAAATATGTGCTGGGGCTGGTCATGATGCTCGGCGGGGCCGGACTTCAGCAGCGGTCCAGAAATAAGGACCCGTATGAGTTCCTGACCGGCACAGAGGCCGTACTGGCTGGACTGATTATTATTGCTACAGCTTAACCCGCCTGACGATGGCCCTGGTGGTACCGGGCCGAAACGCCCCGCGGGGCGTCGTGGGAAACCACAAATACATATGAGGAGGCGAAAATTTGTGTACACCGTAGAATGGTGCAATCGCGAGGGCAATCTGGAGCAGCGTCAGTTCGAGACGCTGGAGGACGCCCGGCTGGAGGCTGCGGAGCTGAACAAGAAGTATGACGGCGTCCATATCCTGGACCAGAACGGGAATAAAATCTTTTAGAGAGGAGTGGTTTCTGTAATGGAATTCAATTCGAAGTCCATTCTGCAGATGGCAGGCGGCGCGATTATGGAACGGGTGGACTACGAAATGCCGCCTATTATCGCGAATATCCTGGACCCCAACACACCAACCAAGACCAAACGGAAACTTACCGTCACGCTGGAGTTTTCCGTGGACGAATCCCGGCAGAATGTCCAGGTCAAAGCTTATTCCAAGTCCTCCCTGGCTCCAACAGAGCCGGTCACGACGTTCCTTTTTATCACAGAAAACGGCGAAGTTGCGGAAATGGCGCCCCAAATCCCTGGGCAATTCAGCATTGATGGCGCGGAACAGGAAGCTCCAGCAATGCTGAGACTAATCAAGTAAAAGGAGAAAAATCATGCTGAAAGAATTTATTGAACACATCCAGCAGACCGCACAGCCAATCATCCACAAGGAGGGTAAGACAACCTTTGTTGTCACGACACAGGGCATTTTGAAGGAGCTCTACCCAGTTATTCCCCATCCTGACACTTTGTCCCTCAACAGTCTGGATGCTTTGGTGAAGCTGGTACAGTCCGAGGCGGCAAAAATGGACACGCCTCTGTACATCACGATCCCCAATCACCTGACTGTCTGCTGCTTCGGCCAGCCGGACGCAAACGCCAGATGCTTTCGCCAGGTCTACTATGAAGCTAAAGCTACCGATGTTCCTGGCTGGGGCGAGAGCGTGCAGATGGGATTCGAAGAAATGCAGATTGCTCTACGCACCCGGTTCCAGGAAACGCCTGACGCCATATACGCCATGAAGTTGCTAAGTGATATCAGTACCGGCAGCAAGGTCACCTTCAACAACAACGGCATTGCTACCAGTGTAACCGCACAGAAGGGCGTCGCCCTCCAGACCAACGAAGCGATCCGGCCCATCGTAACGCTGCGGCCATACCGGACCTTTCAGGAGGTCAAGCAGCCGGAAAGCATCTTCCTGATCCGGGTCAACGAGCGGGGAATTAGCTTCACCGAGGCTGATGGCGGGATGTGGAAGCTGAAAGCGCGGCAGACCGTTAAAGCGTTCCTGGAGGAACAGCTAGCCGATATGGTAGCCTCTGGGACTGTGTATATCGCTCTGTAAGGAAGATAATCTATGTCAGACGTTTACATCTTCCGGCGCACGGCGAAATACCCGCCGGAAATGCTCTACCACCTGGGTCTGATTACCCATGAGGAATATATGGATATTCTGTGCCATGAGTGGGACGAGCGGCTGCTTACCTGGGACGTGGTTGCCTACAGGTAAAAAAGTACCCTGTCGGGGTAGTGCCCCCGGCAGGGCAGAGAACCAAAATAAACGTCAAATCAGTTCTGCGGTTATTATACCACAGAATCTGCAGGACGGCAAGGAGGAAATTTTTTATGGTACGAATTTACGGCGTCTGGTACTACTGCGGCAAAGCCTACGCCACGTTCCGCGCCGCGCTCAGGGCCGCGTGGCCCAGGAGACTGCCGGTATGAGCGGATTTATGCGAATCGCAGTCGGGACCATTATGGCGGCGGCTATGTCCATCGCCTCAGCTCCAGAAGCAGAGGAGCCGTCGATATATGCCGGTGAGTTTACCATCACTGCATATTGTCCCTGCCGCAAGTGCTGCGGGGCCTGGTCGGACGGCCTGACCGCAACCGGAGTACCGGCACTGCCAGGGGTTGTGGCTGTTGACCCCGAAGTTATCCCGCTGGGGAGCACAGTGGTTATTGACGGTCAGGAATACCTGGCGGCGGATACCGGCAGCGGTGTTAATGGCCTGCATGTGGATGTCTGCACCGACAGCCATGAGACTGCAGTGGCGTTCGGGAAACGGACGGCGGATGTTTGGGTTGTACCAGAGGAGTGAGTTTCTATGAGAAAATATGAATTTACAGGCGAAACTAAGGTCTTTCTGAATAAAACTTTACACAGAATCCGTGCAGTTGTGGATTTTGGAACCGTTCATGCCGGTGACGTGGGTGGATGGATCGAAAAAGAGGAGGATCTGAACCATTGCGGCGACGCTTGGATCTACGGCGACGCTTGTGTCTACGGCGACGCTAAGGTCTACGGCAACGCTTGTGTCTACGGCGACGCTTGTGTCGGCGGCAACGCTGAGGTCTACGGCAATGCTAAGGTCGGCGGCGACGCTAAGGTCTACGGTGGCAAATGGGAAAAGTCCCCTTGTTTTATTCAGGGGACAAGATGGAGTATCAATATTTCTTCTCCTAACACGGTCCGTTGCGGCTGCCAGGACCACAGATGGGAAGAGTGGCACAATCATTATGCCGAAATCAGTAGGAGACACAATGGGGATGATGTTCTGGATGAGTATATTCAATACTTCAATCTCTTGTGCGGGCTGTATGGGCATGAGGACTGCGCAATTGTGAGAGAAGGAGGGAAAATATGAGGCCGATTGATGGGGACAACCTTCGGGGAAGAGTATGTGAGCGCTTTCTATGTGCAGGGCCAAGTTCTGAGGAAGAGAGACGCTTTGCCATTGTGCTTGGCATAATTGATAGCGAGCCCACCATCACCCCGCCGCCCAACGTCCCTCTGACCCTGGAGGAATTACGGGAGATGGACGGGGAGCCGGTGTATGTTACATCTTCCATCGGAGAGCAACCTATGTGGTACATCGTAGATATTGAGGACCGCGAGCTGAAAAATCCTTGGGATAGGATAACATTAGAGGAATGGGACGAAGGGTATCCATACAAGGCCTACCGCCGCAGGCCGGAGGAGGGGACATGAGCCGAAAAAACGGAAAAGGCGGAATGCAATCCGCTGGGGTGTATCCGTCGATTTGGTGCCCAAAGTGCGGGAAGCCCGCCGCCCGGTATGAGCCGGGGCGTGGCTGGATGCACTTCACCAAGACCAGATGTGTCTGGCATAAGGAGGGGGAACGACATGAAAACCGACATGAAGCCGATTCTATTCAACGCCGACATGGTCCGCGCCATCCTGAGTGGCAACAAGACGGTGACGCGGCGGGTGGTGAAGCCGCAGCCGGTATGGAGTGCATGTGGTATGCGTTGGGTGTGGAAAAATGTGGGGTGGTGGCGCGAAGGGTGGAACCCTATTGAGACAATCACATGGAAGCACACCCCCTACCGCCCTGGCGACATCCTGTATGTGCGGGAGACGTTTTTTAAGGACGTAGGCCGCTATATGTACAAAGCAAATTACTCCAACAGTGAGAAGTTTTACCGGAACTGTAAAGAAGTGCCCATTAAATGGCGTCCCTCTATCCACATGCCCCGCGAGGCCGCACGGATTTTTCTGCGGGTGACCGATGTGCGGGTGGAGCGGTTGCAGGATATTTCCAATGATGATCTGACGAGAGATTTTAACATCTGCAAAGATTGTATATCCATTTTTGACGAGTTTCAGATGGGAGATATTTGCAAGAGCATTTGGGACAGCACCATCAAACCCGCAGACCGCGGCCTCTACGGGTGGGATGCAAACCCGTGGGTCTGGGTCATCTATTTCGAACGGATCAGCGAAGAGGAGGCGACCAAAGGGTGAACTTCTGCACACCAAACTACCGTCGTTATGGTCCCGGCTATGGGTTCAAGGACGCGCTGGAGACGGTTTGCACCTGCCCGCTGTGCGGCCTGGATGTTGCATGGTGGCGTGAGCCGTATGAAAAGGACGGGAATCTGGTGTACCACTTACATTGCTGGATTCAGGAGAGTGATGATGGTGATTGAGAAGATTTCTATACTAACCATGAGCCGCGGGGATTGGCTCCGTGAACGTCGGAATAGCATTGGCGGCTCTGATGTCGGTGCAATTCTTGGCCTGAATAAATACCGGTCCCCTTATGCAGTTTGGGCAGAGAAGACCGGGCGTATCCCAGAGCCAGAGGACAACGAAGCCATGCGGCAGGGCCGCGATCTGGAGGCGTACGTGGCCAAACGCTTCACGGAGAAGTCCGGCAAGCTCGTAAGGCGGTGCAACTATCTGCTCCGAAATACAGACGCCCCATACCTGCACGCCAACATTGACCGTTGCGTGATTGGAGAGGAATCGGGCCTGGAGTGCAAGACCGCCTCCGCGCTGAATGCCAAAGCCTACAATGGCGGTAGTTTTCCGGATAGCTATTACGCCCAATGTGTGTCTTATCTGGCTGTTACCGGCTGGAAGAGATGGTATTTAGCCGCGTTGATCTTGAATAAGGCGTTTTGCATCTATCAGATTACCACTATAAAGGATGACGATGTTCCGGAATGGTGCGAGAGTAGCGTATATGTTTCTTCAGAGGAAATTGCCAGTTTGAAGCAGTTTGCGGCTGACTTTTGGGAGCGATATGTGGGGGCGGATACGCCGCCGCCGTTTGACGGATGTGCAAGTACCACCAATACGATCTCCAGAATGTATGAAAATTCCCGCGACAGCGTGGTGGACCTGTTCGGGAGAGAAAGTATACTCTCCGAATGGGACGCTTTACAGCGGCAGGCCAGAGAAATCCACTTCCGGAAGATGCAGATCAAACAGTCCCTGATGGATGATTTAGGACGGGCGGATGTTGGTGTTTGCAGTGATTGGACGGTGCAGTGGAAGGAACAGAAGCGCGGTGTTGTGTCTGTAGAAAAACTGCGCAAGACCTATCCAGGAATCAATATCGGAAAGGTCATGACATGCAAAACATTCCGAAAATTCAGTATACGAAAGGAAACATCTTATGGAACTGATTAAAATTTCCCCGGACCGCGTTCAGATCAAATCCAGCAACCAGCAGCTTTCGGATATTCGGATCAACAGCGCCATTCTGGCAAAGGATTCGAAATATGGGGTATCCATCGTTTGTCTGGTGGAATCCATTAGCCGGAGAGAGGAACCAGAACAGTTCAATTTTGACGGGGAGCTGCTGGAATCGGAACCGGCCAGCACCATCGAGTGCAGTATCATCGGGAGCCTTGTGGACGGAAGATTTCATAAGTCTGTCGATCAATATCCCTGTTCCGATGTGACCATCCATAAGATCAATGATCTTATGTTCAGCGATATGATCGCCGCCCCGGAGAGCGCGGCTTTTCGGCTTGGACGCTACGCCAATTACAATACAGCGGCGTACCTGGATGGCAATAAGTTTTTCCGGCGGCACAGCGCCATCCTCGGCAGCACGGGAAGCGGGAAGAGCTGGACGGAGGCCAGCATTCTGGAAAAGCTATCCAGGCTGAAAAGCGCAAATGTGGTCCTGTTTGACCTCCATGGGGAGTACACCGGGCTGAGCTATGTCAAACGGGTTGAGATCGGCCCCAACGGGCTGTCGTTCCCGCTGTGGTTTCTTCCGCTCAAGGATGTGTACAGCAACCTTCTCAGGATCAAAGAGGAATCATCCCAACTGCAAGTCGCGGCCATCCGGAAAGCGTTCTATCAGGCCCGCAGCAGTAACAAACCAGAAGATATCCCTATTTTCTATTCCCTGGACGATCTCATTGCATCACTGGAAAGGGAAAATGCGGCAGAGATCAACACTGGGGAAGTCTATAAGACGGGAGCGAATGCCGGTAAGGCCAAGACAGTCAAGGGAGAGAACAATGGGAAATTGACCGGATTGATCAGCCTCTTGCGGGACAAGCAGATGGATGAACGATATGATTTCATGACGCGGATAGAGCCGCAGGATTACCTCTATCGGTTTGTCCGGGAACTGTACGCCATTGATGATAAAAGTGTCAAGGTGCTGGACCTGTCCGGCGTACCCAGCGAAATTGCGCCGGTCATTATCGCGGTAACGGCGAAACTTCTTTACAAGGTCCACCTCCAGCAAGAGCGCGGCAAAATCCTTCCTCTCAATATGATCTGTGACGAGGCCCATAACTATATTCCCTCCAGCGATTTTGGCTTGGGAGCAAGCCAAAGGCGGCTTCTGGATGTATTTGAGACCATTGCAAAGGAGGGACGGAAGTTTGGCGTATCCCTCACAGTCATCAGCCAACGCCCGTTGGAGCTGAACAAGACCATTCTGTCCCAGTGCGCGAATTACATTGTTTTGAAGCTCTCCAACGAGGCGGACAAGCAGATCATCCAGGGGGTGCTTCCGGAGGGCAGCCGGGGTGCGTTGAGTGGCGTCAGCTTGTTCCAGCCAGGGGATTGCCTTGTTGTTGGCGACAGTGCCAGCATCCCGTTAAAGATTCGCATAGACCTGCCAATCGAGAAGCCGGAAAGCAACACAATTTCTGTGTGGGAAGAATGGTGCAAGCCGGTGGAGCTTGATACAGACCATCTGATCAATAAAATTTTAGAGTGAATAGGAGCTTGAAAGTATGGAAGGTATGATTACAAAGGCGGTGCAGAAATCTGCTGCATCCGTGTCTGCGCAGAATGCATCCCAGACCGTCAATACGATGTTGAACGCTATGTTGGACAGAGAGGGGTTTCGCAAAAGATTTAATGATCTCCTTGGAAAACGCGCCCCGCAGTTCGTCAGCTCTATCATATCAATGGTAAACGCAAACGAAGAATTACAACAGGCATTCTATCAGTCTCCTCTTTCTGTGATCCAGGCAGCATTGAAAGCCGCTACTTTCGATCTCCCTATTGACCAAAATTTGGGTTATGCGTATATTGTTCCGTTTAACAAAACAATCAAGACGGAACACGGCGATGAGACGCGCATGGAGGCAACATTCATTCTTGGCTGGAAGGGGATGCATCAACTGGCGCTGCGTTCCGGCGTGTATGCCGACATTAATGTTTCCGACATCAGGGATGGAGAATTTATATCATACGACCGGCTGAAGGGAAAGCTTGAATATTCTTTCGTAGAGGACGAAGAAGAGCGCAACAAGCTCCCGATTATCGGTTACGCGGGATACTATCGCCTGATTAATGGTGCAGAAAAGATCATCTACATGACAAAAAAACAGGTAGAGGCCCACGAGCGAAAATTCCGCAAAGGAAAGTATATGGGGAGGGGCTGGCGTAAAGACTTTGATGCTATGGCCCTCAAGACGGTATACCGGCAATTGATCGGGAAATGGGGCATTATGTCCATAGACTATCGCTCCTCTAAAGACGTGGCGGCGTTAGTCCATCAAATGGAAGACGAAGATAAATTGCTCTTACCGGAAGGAACACCTTTTGTTGATGGTAATTTTACTGTTGTAGGCGATGTCCAAAAAGCGGAAGACGCACTCGCAGACAAGGAGGCCACCGGTGGAGACTAAATGCTGCGGGACATGCAAGTGGCACATTCTTGAGGACCCGATTGATTATTCTTGCACCAACAGCGACAGCGAGTATTGGTCCGAATGGACTACTATATCAAGGAAAGTCTGAGACTGGAAATGGAGAATCAATATGACCTGGATACCCCTTGACATCACCAGCCCAGCAGACCGTGAAGCGGTTGCCCTGGCCCTGTACAGGGCCGGGTACACCGTCCGGCAGCGCAAGCGGAAGGACGGCAATAAAACGGTGATCTATATCGAATACGGGAAGGAGAAGTAGTATGGATAATTTGGGGTATTCCAACCCTGCTGCCAGATCTATGGAAGCTTGGAACAGGCGGTGTTCCGATGCCAAACCGAATCATTAAGGACAGCATCCGGACCAGCAGAACCGTGAACGCAATGACTGATTTTCAGTTTCGCGTATGGGTATATTTGATTACATATGTTGACGATTACGGACGCGGGAGCGCGGACCCAGAACTGATTAAGGGTTTCGTATTTCCCAGACGGAAACGTGTATCAGAATCCGACATTGAAAAAACGCTTGCAGAATTGGCGGGTATGGGCTGCATTTCCCTCTATGATGTTGACGGGGAATCCTACTTCTACTTCCCAAACTGGGGCG